GATCCCGGAGCTCACTGAGCTGACATTTGAGGAGGGCCCTCATATTTACCGGCTGAACGGCGTGGAGATCCCCAGCGTCTCGGAGCTGATGAAGCCATTGAAGGATACCTGCTACGCTGGCGTGGGCGCCAAGACGCTGGAGAATGCCGCAAACAAGGGGACTTCGGTGCATAACAGCATCGAGAACTGGATTAAGTTCGGCATCGAGGACGTTCCGGCGGAGCACAGGGGGTATTTTGACGGCTTCCGGGAGTGGTGGGATAGATACCAGCCGGAGGTTCTTGCCTCTGAGATGAAGATTTACCACAAGCTCTTGCAGTACGGAGGGACAATCGACCTCCTGTGCATCATTGATGGGCTTGTGACTTTGGTGGACTTCAAGACAACCTACCGCCTGATTGAGATGAGCTGTGGCGTCCAGCTTGAGGCTTACTCGCAGGCCCTCGCCTCACATGGCGTTACGGTGGGGAAGAAGCACATCCTGCACATGAAAAAAGACGGGAAGTGGGACTTCCCGGAGTTCCCGGCGAAGGACCCGGCTCGGCTCCGTGTCCTCGGAGCTCTAAAATGCTTGTACGACTATGAACAGTCTTACAAATAAAAAATCGAGAGGAGTGTCAGTATGAACGAAGCAAAAGTTGTTGGAAACAATGCCCTTGTCCTTGGCACGAAGCAATCCCCCAGCAGAGTAGAGGAGCAGCTCGATGAAGAGGTAAGCCTCATTGAGCAGAAGGCCACCGCCCTGTCCGTGGAGACCGATGATGATTACATCATCGCCAGCGAGCTCACCAAGCAAGTCAAGCAGATGCAGAAGCAGGTGACTGACTACTGGGAGCCCATGCGGAAGTCCACCTACGAAGCCTATACGGCGGTAAACCAGCACAAGAAGCAGATGCTCGACCCCCTGGCGGCCGCCGAGAAGATCCTGAAGAGAAAGATCGGCGACTTTGCAAAGAAGAAAGAGCAGCTCCGGCTCCAGCAGGAGGAGGCCATGCGCAAGGCGGCTCAGGAGGCCATGGACCGCAAGCTGGACGAGGCGGCGGAGGCTGAGGCGTCCGGCGACGCCATTGGGGCTGAGTTCGCCATGGCCGAAGCTGAGCTCATGGAAGGGGTGTCCGTGAGCGGCGGCGTACAGGCCAGTGTTCCTAAGGTGAAGGGCGTGTCCCAGTCGAAGACCTGGAAGATTACCAAAATCGACAGCGAGAAGGTGCCCATCAGCTTCGCCGGTATGGAACTGCGCCCTGTGGATGAGAAGCTGGTGCTCCAGCTCATCAAGACGTCCAAGGGTACGATTTCCATTCCTGGCGTCATGTATGAGGAAGATGTCGTCATCAGCGTCCGGTGAGGGACCGGGCGAGATCAAAGGAGGAGGTCAACCCATGAAAAAGAACGAAATGGTCGCAAATCAGCAGAATGTGGCCATGCAGGTGAGCGCCGGCGGGGCCCTGAGCGTCTTCTCCGATGCACAGAGCTTCAACACGGCACTTCGGATGTCCCAGTGCCTTGCGTCCTCCACGATTGTCCCGAAGGAGTACCAGGGGAACGTGGGGAACTGCATGATTGCCATTGAAATGGCATCCCGCATCAACACGAGCCCGATGATGGTGATGCAGAACCTCTACATCGTCAACGGGCGGCCGGCGTGGTCCAGCCAGTGGATTATTTCGATGATTAACCGGAGCCGCCGGTACAAGACTGAGCTCCAGTTCGAGTTCGGCCATGACCGGGAAGACGGCGGACTGAGCTGTCGCGCTTGGGCCGAGGACTGGTCCGGCCACAAGGTGTACGGGCCAAAGATCACCATGACCATGGCCAACGCCGAAGGGTGGGTCAACAAGAACGGTAGCAAGTGGAAGACCATGCCCGAGGTGATGATTCAGTACCGGGCCGCTTCTTTCTTCGGCCGCATGAACTGCCCGGACATGATTATGGGTATCTACAGCCAGGAGGAGGCCCTGGACATGAGCGAAATCCCCGCAGACGGATTTGCTCTTGTAATGGACCCGGCCACCGGGGAGGTTGTCGAGACCGAGGTAGAGAAGGATGAGCCCATCAGTCAGGAACAGCGGCAGATGCTATTCAAGGCCGTGAAGAGTGCGTTCGGAAATGACGCCAACGCCATTCTGAAGAAGCTCCTGGAGGAACAGGGATATGACACCACGGACGGGCTTCCCACCTCTGTGTTTAAGGTCCTCATGGAGAAGGTGATGGAAGAGGCTGACAAGAAGAGGGCATCTGAAGAGAAGCCCGAAGAGGATGCAAAGCAGGAAGATCCGAAGCATGAGCAGAAGGCCGAGGTTTCTTCCGGCGACCAGCCAGAGTATAAAGGCGGGAAATGACGAGATCCAGGCGGTATAGCCGCCGAGCAGACAGGCAGGTGATAACATGGCGTGGATCTCAGTGCATGAGAGCGTCGACGGGCCCAAATTGCGGAACCTCTACAAGAAGCTCGGGTGCTCCAAGTTCGAGGCCCTCGGAATACTGAACTTCCTGTGGATATGGGGGCTGACCAATGCGGAGAAGGATGGCCTCATCCTGTTTGCAGATAAGGAAGACATTGAGCGGTATCTGTACGGGGTCGGGTCTGGGTGCAAGCTCAGCCCGAAGCAGGTGGTCGACGCCCTATTTGAGACGGGTTGGATTGATAGGACTCCGGCCGGGCTATACCTCCACGACTGGGAAATGTGGCAAGACCAGTGGTATAAAGCCAAGGAGCGCCGGGAGAGCGATGCCAGACGGAAGCGGGAGAGCCGGAAGAACAAGCCGCCGGAGCGGAAGCCGGACGAAGCTGTGGATAAAAAGCAGGAAGCTCCGGCGGAGAGTCCCGCGGATAATCCGCAGGACAAGCCTGAAGTGAAGGAAGAAGGGGCGGAACAGGCCGCCCAGCCAGTCGAGCCGAAGTACATACCTGCGTTTGAGCAGTTCTGGGCGGCCTATCCGAGGAAAGAGGAGAAGGGCGCCGCCTACAAGAAGTACCAAGCCAGACTGAAGGATGGGTACTCGGAAGATGAGCTGCTGAAGGCCGCCGAGGGGTATGCCATACAGTGTAAGCGGATGAGAACGGAGAAGCGGTATATCAAGCACCCGAAAACGTTCTTGAGTGATAGCCTTCCGTTCTTGGATTTCCTCCCGAAGGAAGACCAACGGGTGGAGCGTGACCAGAAACCAGACACCAGCAACCCGTTCAAGGATTGGGAGGATTGATACTGACTATGGAAGGATTTAACCCCTATGCAATCATGAAGACGGTCGCCGCAAATGGGCTCAGGAACCAGACCCGCAACGATGGTGACTACGAGGACGAGAACGGCATCCTCATCTGTGGGAAATGCGGAGAGCCCAGGCAGAGGTTCATGCTGTTCGATGACCCGACGGATGATGACCCGGAGCACAAGTCTGAGCTGAAGGTTGTTACCATGTGCCGGTGCGAGCGCGAGGAAGAGGAACGGGAGAAGCGGAAAGAAGAGGCCGCGAAGGACATGGAGAAGATCCAGCGGCTCAGGAACGCCAGCCTCCTCGATGAGAAGCTCAGGGGCGCGACCTTTGATGCTTTCAAGGCCACGAAGTACAACGAGCGGAACCTGAAGCTGTGCCGGCGGTATGCGATGAAGTTCGACCAGATGGTGGAGAAGGACCAGGGGCTTATCTTCTGGGGGAGCGTCGGAACCGGCAAGAGCTTTGCGGCCGCCTGCATAGCGAACTATCTGCTCGACCGAAAAGTCCCGGTGGTGATGACCTCGTTTGTGAAGTTACTGGAAGTATTCCAGTCGGGACGGGATGAGGAAACGTCAATCCTGAACAGGCTGGGATATGCGAAGCTGGTCATCTTCGACGACCTTGGGGCAGAGCGTGGTACGGACTATGCCCTGGAGAAGGTGTACAACATCGTCGATAGTCGGTATAGGAAGAACCTGCCGATGATACTGACCACCAACCTCACCATCGAGGACATGAAGAGCGAAGTCGACATGAGATACCGGCGCATCTATGACAGAGTATTCGAGACCTGCTATCCCATGCAGTTCACAGGCCCGAGCTGGCGGATGAAGGAAGCCTCACGCCGCTACAAGGATATGGAAGAGCTGCTTGGGGTCGACTGACCAAGGAGGGAAATCGTATGGAAGCCGAAAAGGATGTGCGATACCTCCGAATCGAGAACAAGGCCGACCGGGTGACCGTTGCCTCCATTCTGTTTGACAACGGGTACAGTGTGCAGCCAGTGCGGAGAAAGAAGAACGGGAAGACCTTTGAGTATCTGGTCAAATACTGGGTCGGTAAGCGAGATATTGAGGAGGAGGTCGACACACCGGAATGAAGGTGAAGTTTACCATCCTCGGAGAGCCAAAGGGGAAAGGCCGGCCGAGGATGACCAGGGAGGGCCGTACATACACGCCGAAAGAGACGGTCCAGTATGAAAATCTCGTGAAGATCGAGTACCGCCGCCAGTGCAAGGACTTCAAGTTCGACAGGAACACGCCGCTGGACGCCAGGATAACGGCCTACTACACCATACCGAAGAGCGTGAGCAAAAAGAAGCGGCAGGCCATGCTGGACCGTAAGATAAGGCCGCTCAAGAAGGTGGACTGTGACAACCTTGTCAAGGTGGTCTTGGACTCCCTGAATGAGATAGCCTATCACGATGACGTGCAGGTGGTGGATTGCCAAGTCAGGAAGTTCTACAGCGATAACCCGAGAGTGGTCGTAACGATCCAGGAGGCAGCGGCGGTCTGCCCGTAAAGAATTGGAGGTTAGCTATGAAGAAAATCACAAAGCTGAGCCCTGGCACCATTTTCAACTATGCGAAGGAGAAGTTTGTGGTGCTGGAACAGATGGAGGACGGGGTCCTATGCCTGCTGGCCCAGAGCAAGGACTCTGTGCCGTTCCACCGGGACGGAGGGGACTTCCCCAATAACTATGGAATGTCGACGCTGAAGAAGGACATAGAGGGGCCGTGGCTCGACAACCTGATTGCGAACGGGGCAAAGAGATCCGACCTCGTCCCGTTCGATGTGGACTTGCGGCAGGCAGACGGTTCCTTCGGGTACGGGATGCTCAAGGGGGTGTATGCGGCTCCCCTCACTCTGTGGCAGTACGGGAAGTACAAAGACATTATCCCGCTGAATGAGGATGACTGGTGGTGGCTGGTGACGCCGCTCTATGTGAAGACCCCTGGCTCTCCGTTTTGCAGCTCCAGCAGCGGTTCGACGTACGCGTTGCGCGTGGGCGGCAATGGCAGCTGGTTCGGCAACGGCTGCTCCAACTCGTATGGCATCCGCCCCGCTTTGAAACTCAACTCTTGCCTCTCTGTCTCTCTGGACGGAGATGACGAAGAGGAGAAGGATGGCGAGTGCGACAACTACCACGTAGATCTGGCCCGCGTTGATACGCTGACCCTCATTCGGGAAGTGGAGCGCCGTCTGTCTGAACCGGTGACCTGCGAGGCACCAGACGAGTGTGGATGCGAGGTGGAACAGCAATGAGCCGGGAACTGGAGTTCAGCGGTTACTGGGAGGGTGACGCCGTTTACTCATGCGATAACTGCGGGGCCCAGCAGTCTTTCCCATTCGACAGTGAGGATGTGGGCTCCAAGGAGCACCGGAAGGAATTGAGGGAGAAGCTCGGCTGGATCACGACGAAGGTAGATGGCGAGTGGTACGACTTCTGCTGTGAGCGGTGTCGGAATGAGTTCATCAAGAGGACTACGTAATAGGAGGAACGAACAATGAACCAGAAGAACGATTTGTCCCTGTCCCTGAGTGGGGACGCCTTTTCTGCCCTGAGAAGCGACTTTGACCAAGTGCTCCGCAGCACCTTGGCCGGCATGATTGACACCGACCAGGACACCGCCGAGGTGAGCATGAAGGTGAAAATCACCCTCACCGAGGACTCTGCTCCCGACTACTCCGTCGCCGGCGGTCAGCATACCAGGGAAATCACGAAGCCGAAGTTCGAGCACACGGTCACGGCGGTCATCCAGCGCAAAGAGAAGAAGACCGGCACCTTCTCTGGTGAGTATGAGCTGGTGCTCGACCGGGAGACCGGGAAGTATGTCGCCCGGCCCATCGACAACGGCCAGACCACACTGTTCGATGATGATGGCGACCAACGTGGCGAGGTCATTGACGCAGACTACACGGTGGTCAACGAGCTGGGAGAAGGCCAGAGGGGGCTCCCGGAGGCCGCAGGAGAGCCTGATGAAGATGAGGATACAGACACACCCGAAGAGGCAGAAGACGGTATTCCTGGTGCTGTAGACGAATCTGACGAGGAAACGGTGGACCCTGCACACGATCCCTCTACTCCGTTCGGTTGGCTCCGGCAGTTCATCGGGAAGCAGATGAAGGTGATGGAGGCCCTTGGGAACTACACCGTGCGTACCCTTGAGAACAAGGTGGTCCTGTCCTCGGCCGCGGCACCCGGAAATCCGTTCCATTGTCCCGTCGAGAACCTGAAGGGGCACGAAGGGCACGACATCATCTGCGTAGGCTACGGAGAGGACGAGATCGTCAACATTTCCATTGAGTGCGAGAACTGCAATGAGGTGCTGTTCAGCCTGGATGCTCCTGGGTATGGAGCGGATGAAGATGGAGCCGAGGACGAGACCGGCGATTATGAGTACGATGCCCCGGAGACCGAAGAGCCACAGGAAGATTGATAGATGTGGCTACCATGTAAAATCCTCTTGGCTGCGTATGTGTTGCTGTGGATGGCGGAAACCCGCGAGGATGATGAAAAGGTAAAGCGAGAGCTCACTGTGTGTATGCTGGAGGTCGGCGCCGCGTTCTTGGCCTTCTCCGTGCTTTTGTTCATGGAGATTATGGCTTAGGGTGCCGCCGACCTCAGCCGAAAGGAGGGACAGGCACGAGAAATCCGATTGAGACGGTACGGGGGCGGGTGGTTGATTATAACCCATATACGGGAGAGCTGACCATCAAGGCCCGGTACGATGACTGGAGAACGATGGTCATGCGGGAGTACAAGGAGTGCCTTGTCCAGTTCATCGACAGCAGACCGCTATCAGACAAGCAGCGGAAGACCTGCTACATGCTCCTGAAGATTATCGCAAAGAGCACCGGGGAGGGCCTTGACAGGACGAAAGAGGCTATGAAGCTGAAGTTCCTGAACGAGGAGTTGCAGGTTGGGCCGGAAAACAATTTTTCACTCAGTGATGCACCGATGAGTATAGCCTGCGCCTTCCAGAGATTCCTGGTGGACTTCATCCTGGACTGGGACATCCCGTGCGACGTCAGGCTCCTCGACTTTGTGGACGATGTGGGCGCCTACCTGTACGCCTGCCTCGTCAACAAGAAGTGCTGCATCTGTGGGAAGCCGGCGGATCTGCACCATGTGGACCACGTTGGCGCAGGGCGAGATAGAGAGGATATAGTACATGAGGGCCTGGAGGCCCTGCCTCTTTGCCGCGAGCACCACACGGAGGCGCACACGATAGGAGAAATCACGTTTGAGGAGAAGTACCATCTGAACGGCGGTATCATTCTCGACAAGGGCCTGTGCAGACTGTACGGGCTGAAAACAGAGGAGGAGTCAGCAAATGCTGAACAAGTGGATTGGGATGGGGAGATTGGCCCGTGACCCAGATCTGCGGCACACGCAGAGCGGGACGCCGGTCGTATCATTCACCATCGCGGTGGACCGGGATTTTAAGGCCCAGGACGGAGACCGAGAAACCGACTGGATAGACATAGTCGCTTGGCGCTCCACAGCGGAGTTTGTGAGCAAATACTTCACAAAGGGAAGCTCCATCGTCGTGGAAGGAAGGCTCCAGATCCGTTCCTACACCGACAAGGAAGGCAATAAGCGCAAGGCTGCCGAGGTTGTCGCTGACTCGGTCTACTTTGGCGGGTCGAAGAAAGAGGCTGGAGGCGGCGGAGGCACACCGCAGGGATATGGCGGCAGTGAGCCGGAGCAGTATGATGAGCCGGGAGGCAAATTTGAGGAGCTCGATGATTCCGATGGGGAACTACCGTTCTAAGGAGGCACGTAATGGAAAAGAGTAAAATCGAATGGTGCGACAGTACGTGGAACCCAATCTCTGGATGTTACCACACCTGCCCCTATTGCTACGCCAGGGGGACTGCCAATAGGTTCAAGGGGTGCGATGTCTCTCCCGACGGAACGGCACCGGCAGACATTATCACCCTGAAAGAGCGCCTCACCGTGACCAGTAAGGCCGGCGTGGTCAGAAATGCGGCCTATCCGTATGGCTTCACGCCGACCCTGCATGAGTACAGGCTGGATGACCCGAAGACAAAGGGCTTCGGGAAAACTGTTTTCGTATGCTCCATGGCAGATATGTTCGGGGAGTGGGTGCCGGATGAGTGGATCGAGAAGGTGTTTGCGGCCTGCAAGGAAGCCCCCGGCCATAGATACCTGTTCCTCACCAAGAACCCGAGGCGATATGTGACGCTTGCCATGGACGGGAAGTTGCCTAAAGGGGATATGTTCTGGTACGGCAGCACAGTGACCGGGCCGGAAGTCGGCGCCTTTTATGGAGGCGGGTATAAAACATTCGTCAGCATCGAGCCCATCCTGGAGCCATTTGATTCCCGCGGACCCGGCGGTATCGCAGATACCGCAGACTGGGCGATATTTGGCGCTGAAACTGGAAACCGGAAGGACAAGGTTGTGCCGGAGCGTAGCTGGATCGAGGATGCCGTGAAGGTATTCAAAGACAGGGGCAAGCCGGTGTTTATGAAGGACAGCATGAAGCCTGTGTGGGGCGAAGATCTTCTGACGGAGTTCCCGTGGGAGATATAAGGACCGGCGTTGTGTGACTGCGGAGGTGAGGTCATGGGAAAGAAAAGCGGCTACCTTGAGCGTGAGAAGGCCAAGATCGGCGTCTACCGGCAGGCAGAGAAGGAGACCTACATCCAGTTCATGTCCGATATGTTCCAGATCGCCCTTAACGACCCGGAGGTTATGGGGAAGGATGTGCTCGGAGAGGCCAGAATCAAGAAGGTCGTTGAGGCGGCCAGTGCAAACTATGACCTCTACCACAGAGCCTTAGAAAAACATGTCGAGGCCGGGTACACGCAAGACAAGCTCGACGAAAGGTTGAGAAGGATTTTCAAAGAGAAGCTGGTCCCGTTCAACCTGAGATACCCGTGGGTTAAGTCGGACATCATTTGAGCTGCCGGATGAGAGGGGTGAGTGGATTCCTGCCATGGATGAAAAGCGGTATGATGTTGATAGGATAAAAGAGAGGCTGTACGGCTACCGGGAGAGTGCCAGGGATCTCGAAACCCAGCAGGAGCGCCTGGAGAAACTGAAGACGAAGATGCTCGGCGTGGGTGCTCAGACCCTCACAGATATGCCAAAGGCGAAAAGCCAGACCGTTGACCGGCTGACAGATCTATTGCAGCAAAAAGACGAGATTGAGGAGTCCATAAGGGACTTGGTGGAGAGCCGCAAGAAAGAGCGAAAGTTCATCGAGGGTGTCATCAAGCACTTGAGAAAATCGGATGAGAGGTCGGTTATCCGGGTGCGATATATCGACAACGAGAGCTGGGATGGTGTGGTCGATGTCCTGTTCGGAGCCAGAGAAGATCTGCTTGAAAAAGCGGATATTTATATGCGGCGTGTCTATAAGCTGCACGGAGAGGCCCTCCTAAGCATGGCGAAGTACATCGAGGAGAGCGGCCTTGTATGGGAAGACCCAGACAATACTGAAGCAAAGTAGAAGAGAGGAGACGGGTTGTTCGCCCGCCTCCTCTCTTTTGCATGAATGGGAATGAAGATTTTTATTGATAATCTTGATAAAATACTTTGAAAACATATTGACATAGGTAGGTAATGTGCTAAAATTATATCATAAGATAACCACATGGCTTATCTGGATAAGCCAGACGGAAGGCCACTTGGCCGGGAGGTTCAGGATGAACACATACACGGTATACGCCGGTCAGCTCGATGAGGTGAAGAAGCGGCTCGAAAAGATGCGGAAGAAAGCTGAAACATACGGCGCCAGCTTCTCCTACAGCGTCGGCGAGGAGTATCCGGCCACGGTGTCGGTGAACTCCATCGACCCGGTATCGAGCACCATTTACGTGAGCGAGAAGCACACGGTCCCTGCGGTAGACATTATCATTGAGTGCGATGAGCTCATTCGGGCGAATGGGTGGTCTGTGCGGGCCAAGATCGAGCACGGAGACAAAGGTAATATCGTCACCGGGTTTGGTAACAAGCCCGTCGACCGTGCGTGGTACACGGCTTCCGCTTCCTGCGACCACTGCAAAACGAACCGCTACAGATCCGTCACATTTATCTGCGAAGACGAGGCAGGGAACATCCGGCAGGTCGGAAAGAGCTGCCTGAAGGACTATACGGGTATCAATCCTGCCACCGCTGCTATGTGGGCGGAAGTGCGAGACACCCTCGACAAAGGGCTTGAATGGACGTCGGAAGAATGGGAGAGCCGGAAGGGGTCCAGGATGTACGATGTGACTGAGGTTCTGGCTCATGCCTGTGACGCTATCCGTGAGTTTGGCTATCGCAAAAGTGACGAGCTGAATAGTACGAGAGAAATTGTGACCGACCGGGTTGTATCCGGCAAGACCCCAAGCAATGATGTGCTCGAAATGGCTGAGAAAATCAGAGAGTGGCTGTGCGGCCTGGATCGGGTTGTAAGAGAAGAGGATGCCAAGGGTCTGGCAACGAACTTCGTTGGAGATCTCGAACGCAACTGCATTCCTTTGGCACTGTCCGGGTATGCCGGTGTGAAGCATATCGGTCGGTTGGCCTATATGCCTCTGGCACATGAGAAGTACCTTGAGAGACAGGAGAGAGCCAGAAAGCGCGAAGAGGAAAGAACTGCCAACGCCCAGACGTCTGTGTATGTTGGCGAGGTAGGGCAGAAGCTGACCATCCTGGCGGAAAAGGCCAAGCTGGTTACCTCGTGGGACGGGTACTATGGAACCACTTGGCTCTACAGCTTTACGGATGCGAGCGGGAATGTGTTCATCTGGAAGTCCTCTCGCTGCATCGAAGTGAAGGACGGGATGAAGCTCAAGGGGTCCGTGAAGGAACACCGAGAGTATGACGGCATCAAGCAGACGGTGATGACCCGATGCTCGGTGGCGTGAGCTGAAAGGAGGAGAGATCTCCGTGACGGAGAGAATGGAGAAAATCAGGGCTCACATGAGGGAGTCCCTGAAGATGAACAAGATCCTGGAAAGGGCAGGGCTCCACAATGGAGGATGGGACAGAGAGCTGAACGCCAGTGCCATTTTCAAAGGGGAGTCTACTGAAGCAAGGTGCGTAGCATACATGGACAGCCGGACGCTTGAGATCCGATGGAGAGCGAAGCTGGACTACATCTATATCAGGGCGTGGGGCATTGCCGCGAACAGAGACTATGAGGACACATGCAAAGACCTGACAATGGCGCGCATGGAAGGAGCGCCAATGAGCGCGATATACAAGGACAAGGACGGAAGCTGGAAGACGTTTGAAGAAGTGAAGAGTGACGGCCTGAAGGAGATAATCCTGATTGCTGCTGCTGACCTCGTATGAGAAGAAAGGAGAATAGAGAATGAGCGAAATTCCGAACAAGTACATCAAGGTAAACATCCCGCTGACGGAGCGGGACTATCTCTCCGGGAACGGAGAGGGAGTGTGGGTGGAGGTCGATGAGGCCACCAGACTGGCTTATGACCGGGATGCAACAGGGTCTGGGTATAAAGGCATCCTGGCGAACGACAGCATTTACTATCCCGGCCTGATGTGTGGGGAGGAAATCCCGTTCGAGATGCGTGGTGAGAACCGCCCGGTTGTGGATTACTACGGCTTTTTGGCAGGGAGGACACGTCTGACGCCGGAAGGGAAAGAAGCGTTCATCAGGAAGATCGCAGAGGCTCAGTGCGGAGGTGGCAGTCATGACGATGAGTGAGCTCATCTCTGCCTACAATGGGAAGCTGAGTAAGACCGAGAATGAGCTCGAGGAGATCCGGGCCAAGGTAGAGAGAAATGAGCGGGCGGCCGAAACCCTGGAAGCTCGGGCCAAGAAGAAGCGGGATACGGCGGAGAAGCTCCGTCGCAGCATGAACAAGGTCAAGTCGGTTGACTGGAAAGAGGAGGTCATCAGGCCGCTGGCTGAGGAGCTGTCCAAGCGGCTTGGGAAGAAAGCCTGTGTATATGGGCCGTATGGCATCGGAGCGAAGGTTGTGATAGCTCTGGTAGATGACCAAGACGGCCTGCTCATGGAGAAAGAGTGGACAGGCATCACGGTTGAGCCGTCCTTCGACGATGATGGCTCACTCTATTTCCAATATGAAACCGGGGCCGTATGTGACCGCTATGCCAGAGGTACGCTTGGCCAGATGAGCGGCCTAAACAATATCACCGCCCGACTACCGGACAGCGTAGAGGAGATCCTGGGGCTGTTGCAACACCATGAAGCAGCCGTTCAGAAAATGAAAGAGGAGGAATGATGTCAGGTATGAAGTTTGAGCAGAAGATGGTCCTGCTTGCGAGGAAGTACGGCCTGCATCTCACGTGGCAGGACATTAAGTATGGCTACCGGCGGGCCCGCTTCATCTGCGGGAGTCACGAGGAGATGACCGCCATTCTCCAGCTCCTCTGGAAGAGAGGCGGCGTGTGGGTAGACTACTGGGCCTGCTTTGAGGGCGAGTTCGAGGGATATGTCTATGCCATGGACCAGAAAGACCGGGTGTGCTTCGAGAGGGAGCGGGAAAAGGAGATGAAGCGCGTCGAGGAGTGGTGGATAAGATACCACTTCGCTGATGCGGAAACCCGCCGGATGATGGCCTGCGGAGAAATTGAGTAGGGGGCGTGTGGGTGATGGGCGATGAGCGCGTGGAGGTTGTCCTCGGCATCCAATGTATGGTCCGCAGGGAAAAGTTCCCGGATGGAAGGTACAGAGATGTGTACCGCTTCACGGTTCCTGGCTGGCCTGAGTGTTCGACCACAGGCATCAGATCCGCAAAGCGCGTGATTCATGGACGGCTTGATCCGGCGGTCAGAAACACGCTCGGAATTGAATAGAAGGAGATGAGACAGGAAATGAACACGAAGATTGAGTACCTGTACCGCGACGCCGACAACTACAAGGTTTGGAACACGTGTGTCGTATGCGGCGAGATTACGGAACAGCAGAAAGAGACCATTATCAATAGCCTTGATGGAGGGGAATACTTCATCCCGTCCAAGGTCGGCCTGCCGGAGAAGCGGTTTGAGAACTACGACGCAGAGGTAGACCACGACTGGTTTGAACTCCAAAAGGACGGCTTCGATGACACAGATCTGCCCCCGACCGTGGACATAACCGCATCGGAGCTGGCTGACAGCTTTGCCAGGTGGGCCGGAAGATGGGAGGAGGCGGAACCGGATATGGCAAAGCGGCCGTATGTGGTAGTCGTGACTGAGGTCAGCAAGAGGCGAGTCATCGTTTGGGCCAACGGAACAGCCTATGCCGAAGAGTATGCCCGCGATCTGTGGGACACCAGCGAAATCATCCTGGACGAGAGCGATTTTGTTGACAATGCGTTCGAGTGCGACCATGAGGCGACCGAGCATGACCTGGAGCTCTACCAGCAGTTCGGAAAGGAGGAATAGCTGTTGTGGAGGAGAAAATGCTTGACGCCATCAGGAGGATGGTCATACACGGCCTCTATAAGACCGCCCTGACCTATGGATATGGGGCCGAGGTCTTCCGAGCGTTCAAGGCTGAACAGGTCCGCCTGTTCGACAACCTGGAGGAGAATATAAAGAGGCTCCAAGCCGCAGGGCTGTGGTCGGAGAAGAGCGAGGAAAATATAAAGGCGCTACAGGCCGCAGAAACGTGGCGTGACAGCAAGTGGCAGGATTATCAATCGGAACAAAAGGACACAAAAAGGAAGTCTTGGGAAGAGACAGGAACAAAGGGGGAGTAAAGTACATTGAAAGTCACCCTTTACCTGTAGTATCGTGTAGCGTAGAAATTCTGGATGAGGCGAGGGGTACAAGAAATCCAGAGAACAACGGAGGTTATGAAATGAGCAAGTATCTGTTCACGTCCGAGTCCGTCACCGAGGGGCATCCCGACAAGGTGTGTGACCGGATCTCTGACGCAGTTCTCGACGAGGTCATGGCACACGACCCGAACGGCCGTGTAGCCTGCGAGGTCTGCTGCACCACCGGCATGGTGATGGTGATGGGCGAGATCACCACCGAGCACTTCATCGACTTCGCGGGCATTGCCCGGAGCACCCTGAAAGAAATCGGGTACGACAGCCCGGAGGCCGGCTTCGATGGGAACACCTGCGCGGTCATGGTGGCCATCGACGAACAGAGCCCGGACATTGCCATGGGAACCAACGACAAGGTCGGTGGAGCGGGAGACCAGGGGATGATGTTCGGCTATGCCTGCAAGGAAACACCGGACCTCATGCCGCTCCCGATCACTCTGGCCAATAAGATGGCATACCTGCTGACGAAATGCCGGAAGGAAGGTATCATCGAAGACATCCTCCCTGATGGCAAGACCCAGGTGACAGTGGAGTATGACGAGGGCGGCAACCCGCTCCGGGTTGCCACCGTCGTCATCTCCACGCAGCATCGCCCGTGGGTCTGCCCGGAGGATCTGGCAGAGCCCCTGGAGGAGCACGTCATCAAGCCTGTGCTTGAGGAGGCCAAGAGCTACCTGCCGGACCTGGAGATCGAAGGCTACGACCTGTACGTGAACCCGACGGGCCAGTTCATCAAGGGCGGCCCTGCCGCAGACTCCGGGCTCACTGGTCGGAAGATCATCGTTGATACCTACGGTGGGTACGCAGCCCATGGTGGCGGTGCCTTCTCCGGCAAGGACCCCACAAAGGTGGACCGGAGCGCGGCCTATATGGCGAGGTACATCGCAAAGAATATCGTGGCCGCTGGTATTGCGACGCGGTGTCAGATCCAGCTCGCCTACGCAATCGGTGTGGCGGAGCCCGTGTCCATCAGAGTGGACACCGCTGAGACCGGCCAGTACAGCGATGACAGCATCCGAGACGCCATCAAAAAGGTCTTTGACCTCACCCCGCAGGGCATTATCAAACGCCTTGACCTCCGAAAGCCGGTCTATAAGGCGACATCCGCGTACGGTCACTTCGGTACTGTGACCGGCGACACCAGAACATGGGAGCAGACCGACGCGGTCGAGGCTCTCAGAGCTGCAATCCAGTAAGCGTCCGCAAGGCGCTGACTGGCCAAGGCTTCCGAGTATCATGACCACAAGGCGCCTGAAACGCAAGGCCGAGACTCCAAGATGGGGAGTAGGTCGGGCGGGCAAGCGTGGGGCATGTGTCACCCCATAAAAAGAGCTTGCCGGGACGCCGAGCCAAAGCACCACGAAGCGGAGCAAAAAATGCGCAAAAAGGGCGTGTAACCTTGCTTTAGGTGGTGTATGTGGTATAATAAATTATAGATATTCGGGAGGCATTTGAATGGCTATTTTGACCAGTCGGTACGGAAACAAGGAGCTGCGGAACGATGGGTACTACCCGGTCGGCATCAGTATCGGGAAGCCGAGGTTTAAGACTGGGTACGAGATCCGAGAACAGTGCTACGCGCTGGCCCCGAAGGGCTACATGCTGAAGATGGAGTATGAGCCGTACAGAGAGGCATACTTCAAGAAGCTGGAGGAAATCGGCGCCGACAAGATTATCGGCATCGTCCAGAGGATGGATGAGCGGGCCCAGGAGGAAGGCAAGACGCTGGTACTCCTGTGCTACGAGGACCTCAGAAAGCCGGACCAGTGGTGCCACAGGACCTTGTTTGCCGAGTGGTGGCAGAAGATGACCGGCGAGGTCATCAACGAGCTGGAGGAAGCGGATGTGAAACCGCAGAAGGCGGAAACGGCATCTGCGCCCCAGCAGAGCATTATCAATCAGATGAGCCTGTTCTGAGAAGACGGGCATCTGGAAATTGGGCCCTGCCGGCCGTGTTGACGCCTACGTGCCAACGCATGGAAGAGCGGCGGCGGGGTCCATCCGCTGAAAACTGCGCTGAGAGGCGTGTGACAATCTAAGCGGAGAATGGTGTGCGGTGGCGGAATACACGCGGCCGGCCTCGGCCGGCGCGGGGAGTGCTGCCCCAGTAGACGCAGACAGTGAAGAAGAGTAGCCGGTTGTGAAGAACAAAGCAACACCGGCAAAGTCGCGGGCGTAGAGCTTTGGTGAGGCCCGCATACGAGGTGGAAATCCTCGTCCGCACACTCAGCACCCGGAACTGGTGAAAGTGTATCACGCCTGCCTTCCTGGCAGGAGGTCCTGCCTCGCAAGCAGGGTTCCGGTCCACATACGGGCGCATGTTCCGAGGTAGGCGAGGCGGTCTCCAAAACCGCTTGCGGTGGGTTCGACTCCCAACCGTCCGTGCCAAACGGCCCTTAAAGGGCTGAAATATCCGGGGGTGGTGAAAGTATCACGCTCGGCTTCCTGCCGAGAGTTTTCGCCTCATCAGCGGGCCCCCGGTCCATACCCGTGGGTGACAATGGTCTTGGTCCATATCACCAGAAGGCGATGGCGGCTTGCAACGCACCACGGGTTCATATCCGGGACTGGTGAAAGCATCGCGTCTGGCATCCTGTCAGGAGTTCCCACTCCGCTGTGGGGTCCCGGTCCATATCAAGAGAAAGGCAGTCGGGAAACCGGCTGCCTTTTCTCGTGCATCGAGGAGAGTCCATGAGGAAAGTCGGAATGGTGGTGGCCGTCGAGGGTGAAGCCCTGTGCCAGAAATATGGTGAAGGATACGATCTAAACGACGGCCGCGGGACAAGGCTTTATCAAACGCAGAAAACCCAGCTCTACGCCATCCAGTGTGGCGCAGGTGAGATTTTCGCGGCGTCCGCAACCCAGTACCTTATCGACCGCTATGAGGTCTGTATGGTCCTTAATTTCGGGATTGTAGGTGCCTGCGATAGCCTGCTCAAGGTGGGAGATACCTGCGTGGTCGATAGGGTGGTGCATTATCAGTACGACCTATCCGACGTTGACGGAGTGCCTGCTGGCCGTTATCTTGAGTACGACCGCCGGCGGATACCAACCAGCAGGGAGCTTGCGGACAAGGCGGTGGCTCTGGTGCCAAGCCTGCACCGAGTGACCTGCGCCTCCGGCAACAAGTTCATGGGCGATCCTGCGGAGAAAGAAAGGCTCCGTGAAGAGTTCAAGGCGCATATCTGCGACATGGAGTCAGCTGCGATCTTGCTGACCTGCGACCGAAACAAGGTCCCATGCCTGATGATTAAGACGGTGTCCGACGGCGTTAGGGGTGGCGCCGGCGAATACTGGGACAGCAAGGCAGAGAGTTCAAGGATCTGCCTGGAAACGGTCGGCAAGATCGTCGACGAACTGTAATGTGAAAAGAGCGACATGGAGGTGGTAGCCGGAAGGCCGCCGCCTCCTTCGCATTTTCAAACCTTGGAGGAGGTCGAGAGTATGGCGTTTTTTATGGACCCTGGGGCAATGTTCCTCGGGTGCCTGAACGGCGTCGAGCAGAAGTTCCTGATAGAGCTGATAAAGACCGCTCGGCAGTCAGGCTATACAAGGTTTGTTGAGCCGTGCGCGGGCACCTTCGCAATGGCAAATCTGGCAGTCCAGTCCGGCTTCAAGCCTGAGCAGATCGAAACGAGCGACGTGAACATGATGACCTCGGTGATGGGCTACGCCATCACCGGCCAGTCCCTGGCTCCGCTCGAGATCCACGCCCAGGGCTTCACCGACGAAGAGCTGCTCGACCCGGCTGTTGCCCTGTACGCCCAGATATACCTGCGGACATCAAAGAGCGCGGGCAACGAATACTTCCACAGCATCCTACGTGACCTGCGGGAACGCCGCGAGGAGCACATCGAGAGCATCCGCCGGCAGCTTGAAGTCACAAGGAACCTGCTCGGTGGTATGAGCTACCGGCCGCTGGATATGTGGGAGCACCTGAAAGAGGTGAAGGATGACCCGCACACGATCATCATTGCCAACCCGCCGACGTACTTCGCCGGCTATGAGAAGTTCTACGACACCCAGGGCAAGATGACCTGGAAAGAGCCGCCCTACGCCATGTTCGACCCTGACACCGGCCATCAGGAGCTGTTCGACATGATGATGGATGCCCCGGCCCTGTTCCTCTGCTATCAGGAGAAGCGGACAGGCGAAGCCGTAGGCCACACCATCTTCGCAAGGTCCGGCACCCGCGCTGACCTGAACTCCTACATCACGACCAACCGCGAGGAAGAGGCTGTAGCCCTGGCAAAGGGCAAGAAGATAAAGCGCCCGACAGAGGGCAAGCTGGAACCGCTGAAGTGCAGTATGCTCCCGCTCGACTACGAGATCACAGAGAACAGCGACATAAAGGTCATCCAGATAACCGGAGCCAACGCCCAGTATTACCGGATGCTCTGGACGCACAACTTTGTCGGTTCCCAGGCCACCTACAACAGGGCCCTGTTGATCGACGGGTATGTGGCCGCCGTATTCGGGATCTCGAAAATGGCGGCGGACTCCATCTTCGTGTGGTACGTCATGAAGGCTCCGCACCACACCTACAGGCTCGGCCGGCTGTGCTACATGCTGGCCCAGAACAGGAAGTTCGTGGACACGCTTCTGGACGATGTTGACCAGGAGAAAGTGACCAAAATGCGGACAGCTATGCTGACCAGATACGCCGAGAACAAGGAAGTCCGAGGCATCATGAAGCTGGTCAACCGGCAGGAAGACAAGACCAACGGGTACAAGCTGACGTACGAGGCCGACCTCGTCGAGGGGAGAGACGAAAAGGCCACGCTTGCCGAATGGATTAGGAGGGAAAAGAAATGGCAGGAGAGCAGAACACAGCGGCCGTAGGCTACGAGAAGATTTATGACATGGGCACCGGGCTCATCATCGCAAAGGTGCAGATAGACAAGGTCCGGGAGCAGGACATCAACGCCCGCATCATGAAGAAGGAGATGCAGGACCAGCTCACGGCGAACATCAAGAACCGCGGTCAGCTTGAGAGCTTGCCCCTCCTCGCAGAGAAGGACGGTGTCCTTGAGATCGTGTCCGGCCACCACCGCATCAAGAGCGCGCGGGCCGCCGGAATGAAGGAGATCATCGCCATCATCGACGTGAGTGGGCTATCCCGCAGCAAGATCGCATCGAAGCAGTTGGCCCACAACGCCATCAGCGGCTTCGATGACCCGTCGGTCCTGCGGGAGATCTGCAAGATGCTTGATGATGTAGATGATATGCTGGAGAGCTTCATCGGGAAGGACATCATGGAGGAGCCCCTGGAGCAGTACAACAAGCTGATGTCCCCGGAGGTTCACTTCGACTTCAAGAACATCACGTTTTCGTTCTTGCCCCATCAGGTGAAGGACATGGATGCGCTGGTGAAGAACCTGGAGAGCTCCGCTCCAGAGATTATCGGCGTAGCGGCGTATGAACAGTGCAAGCAGTTTGTCGAGACGCTGGCAAAGTACCAGAAGTTCTCCGACATTCGGAACGTCGGCGCCGCCATCCACGCAATGATCGAGAGCGTCAACCAGCAGATGGACGATGCCGGGTACAACGAGGAAGAGGATTGGACATACCTGACCAAGTTGTTTGGCAGCAACGCCATCCCGGCGGAGTCCGCCGCAACCATCACCAAGGCCATCAAGAAGGCCGAAAAGGAAGGACTGGTCACGAGCAAAAACCGCTGGCAGTTGATCGAGGCGCTTGCCACGGACTACTTGGCAGGAAAGTGAGTGATTTTGGATGCCAGCTCTCAGTAAGTACAATCCTGAATACCACGACGATTGGGCTTGGTCGCTGGCAGTCAAAGGGGCAACTAACGACGAGATTGCCGAAGCCTTTGGCATCTCGGTCAGGACCTTCATCCGCTGGACCCAGAAGTATGAGTCCCTGAAAACGGCGGTGGAGACTGGCAAGAATATTGCCGACTCGAAGGTTGAGAAGTCCCTCTACCAGAGAGCGATAGGCTATCAGGTGACCGATACCGAGAAGACCATCGACATGGACAAGGACGGCAACCCGAAGCCCGTGCGCATCAGGAATATAACCAAGAACATAGTGCCCGACACTATGGCCATCATGTATTGGCTCAACAACAGGCAACGCGCCCACTGGTCGCAGCGTCAGGAGGTCGCACTCTCCGCCGGCGATGACTCCGAGGATGTGGTGATCTACCTACCATCGAACGGGCGCGATGAAGTAGTTGAGTAGTTCTCAGAAGAAGGTACGCATCCTCAAGCCGCAGGAAGGCCCGCAAGAGCAGTTCCTTGCAACCCCTGCTGACATCTGCATATACGGCGGAGCAGCCGGCGGCGGCAAAACCTACGGCTTGCTGCTGTCGGCATTAAGGTATAAGAATGTCAAGGGCTTCGGATGCACGATCTTCAGAAAGAACTACAAGCAGATATTCTCACAGGGCGGCCTATGGGATGAAGCCCAGAAGACCTACAGCGGAATCAAGGGCGCCCAGCGGAAGATTTCTGACGGCTCCTGGTCGTTCAACGACAAGGACGGAAACACCCTCGGAAAGGTGTCATTCGCTCACATCGAGCGTGAGGAAGAGCTTGATAACTGGCAAGGCTCCCAGATCTGTGAGCTTGGCTTCGACGAGCTGACGCACTTCTCCGAGCCGGTGTTTTTTTATATGCTCTCCCGTAACAGAAGCACCTGTGGCGTAAGGCCGTTTGTGCGGGCCACCTGCAACCCGGATGCCGATAGCTGGGTGGCAAAGTTCATAGCGTGGTGGATTGACCAGGACACCGGCTATCCTATCCCGGAGCGGTCCGGTGTTATCCGATGGATGATCCGCCGGGAAGAGGTAATCTACTGGGGCGACACGAAAGAAGAACTGATAGAGCGGTTCGACCTCAAGACTCCAGAAGAGCTCGAAGAGCCGAAGTCGGTCACGTTCATCATGTCGTCCGTGTACGACAACCAGGAACTACTGAAGATCGACCCAGGCTACTTGGCAAACCTGAAAGCTCTGCCGCTCATCCAAAGGGAGCGGCTGCTGAAGGGTAACTGGAAGATCCGCGCGAGCGCCGGTCTGTTCTTCAAGCGGACCCAGATAGGCGAAATCCTGAGCTTTATCCCAAAGGATGTGGTCCAGTGGGTGAGGTGCTGGGACTTGGCCGCGACAGAGAAATCTGCCGATGGAGACCCGGCCTACACCGCCGGCGTCCTCATGGGGAAGAGAAAGAACGGAAGGTACATCGTTGCGGATGTGATAAACAAGCAGATGAGCGCATCCGACGTGCGCAAGACCATAAAGCTCACGGCACAGGCCGACAGGGCCGCCTACAAGCGCGTCCGCATCCGGCTACCAAAAGACCCCGGACAGGCCGGCAAGGAGCAGGCGGAGTCCTACATCAAGTTCTTGTCTGGCTTCGACGTGACAGCCGTAGCTGAGAGCGGGAGCAAGGAGTCCAGAGCCGAGCCAATGGCCGCACAGTGGCAGGCCGGCAACTTCGACATTCTGTATGGCGACTGGAACGAGGCGTTCTTGACCCAGCTTGAGAACTTCCCGGATGGCAAGTTCAAGGATATGGTCGACGCGGCCGCCAACGGCTTTGCAGAGATTGAGACGAGGGCGGCGTTCAACGTCGGAACCCTGATTTGAGATAGGCAGAAAGAGGTGGATGGAACATGGGCGATAAGCGCCAGGATCAGGCGGAGCGCATAGCGGCGAGGTATGCCCGCCTGGTTGAAATGCAAGCAGGTAAGGCGGTACGCCCCTACCGTTCCGATGGGTACGTCAACCTGATGAACAGGTACGGCACCACAAAGGATACCACCGAGCGGTACAGGTTCCAGCCGGAGCCGGTCATCCCAGACGACCTGCTGACCATGTACTATGAGGGCAACGGCCTGTTTGCCAAGATTATCGACACCCCGGCCGAGGAGGCCATCAAGCACGGATTTTCACTCGATGGCCTGAAGGACCAGGAGATTGAGGACTTCTATGCAGAGGCCCTGGATGAGCTCGACTGGGAAGAGACGGCTATGACGGCTATCCGATGGGCGAGACTGTTTGGCGGCTCCATCGTGGTCATGCTGGTCAATGATGGCCGTGGCCTGGAAGAGCCGCTCGACTGGCGCAACATCCGGTCCATTGATGACCTGCGCGTATTCGACAGATCGGTCATCCAGCCGGACTACGGCAGTATGTTCAACTACTCCCCGGAGGACCCGTTCCGCACAAGAGGCTCCCGCCTTGGTATGCCGGAGCGGTACTTCGTGTCGAGCCGGTATGGCAGCTTTACTGTCCACGACAGCCGGTGCCTCGTGTTTCAGAACGGCATCCTGCCAGAGAATACCTCGAACTCGATCTATCAGCTCTGGGGCATCCCGGAGTATGTGCGCATCCACCGAGCCATCCGTGATGCAGAGGTGGCCCATGGGAGTGCTACGAAGCTGCTGGACAGGTCCATCCAGGCTGTCTACAAGATGAAAGACCTGTCGGCTGAGCTGGCCACCGAGGAAGGCGAGACCAGGGTCCTCCGCCGGCTCCAGACTATCGACATGGCCCGCGGCCTGCTGAACAGCATTACCATTGACAGTGAGGGTGAAGACTACGACTTCAAGACCTTCCAGTTCAGCGGCGTGGCCGACGTCATTGACGCCACCTGCAACTTCCTGTCGGCGCTGACCTCCATCCCGCAGACCATCCTGTTTGGCAGGTCCCCGGCCGGCATGAACTCGACGGGCGATGCAGACCTGGAGAACTGGTACAACTTCCTGGAGCGGCTTCAGCGGCGCATGATTAAGAAGAACCTGCGCTACCTGCTGTCCGTCATCTTCCAGGCCGGTGTGAGCACCGGCGAGGTGGACGAAGTCCCGAAGATCAAGATTACCTTCAACCCGCTATGGTCCCTGAGCGAGAGCGAGCAGGCAGACCTGGAGTCCAAGAAGGCCCAGACCCAGCTTACCAGAGCCCAGACGGCCCAGCTCTACATCGACAAGCAGGTCATCGACCCCTCCGAAGTCCGCAAGAAGCTGGCCGACAGTGAGGAGTTCGACGTCGAGAATATGCTCGATGAGTACGAAGATGAGGACCTGTTTGCCAACATCGAGGAAGAGGGCGCTGATATGGAGCCGGGAGCTCTTGGAGCAGGGCAAGTGGCGAGTGAGGCAATCCAAGGCGGACAGATGGCGCAGTCTGGAGACTTCGACCAGTACGCCGAAGGCGTGAGCCTCGAAGAGCACAACACCGACCCAGGGACCGAGGGCGACGCCCCGACGGCGGCGCCTGCCGCCACGAAGCTCCCACAGGACATGAGCGAGGAAGAAAAGGCGCAGGCGGCTCTCAGAAGCCCGCACAGCGACGAAAGCAGAGACCCTACCCCCAATACCCAGAAGGAGCCAAACCACGATTCTGTGGGCGTTCTGGTGATTTCAGACGGTAAAATCCTGTCCGGCACCCGGCACAACGACTTCGGCTATGGCCTTGTCTGCGGTCCCGGCGGCCATGTAGAGGCTGGTGAGACACCAGAGCAGGCAGCGTTCCGGGAGACCGAGGAAGAGTTCGGCATCAGCCCGAAGGAGCTCATTCCGCTTGGGCGTGGCCCCTATGAACCGGATACCGGGCTGACCCCGTACCTGTTCCTCTGCACCGACTATGAGGGTGAGCCTGACTGCCTTGACCTGGAGATGACCGGCGCGAAGTTCCGCACCATGGCAGAGCTTGATGAGCTGGCCGCCTCCATGTTCCAACCGTTCGCTGATGGCCTGGAGATCCTGAAGAAGTGCATCGACACCGCCCTGTTCTTTGGAGATGATGGCGGTGAGATGCACGATGAACTGGTCGAGAGCATCGGAAAGGCCATGTCTGATGACCCGGAAAATGAGGATGGCGGCCCAGGCTCAGGAAATTTTGGTCACAAGGGGCGCCCCGGGGAGGTCGGTGGTAGCGGAGAGTCCCATCAACTCGGTGGCCTTAGCAATTCAGAGCTGTCGTCCAGAATGAAGGATACCCTCAGCAAGGCAAAGACGGGAACCCACTTCTCGATCAAAATGAATGGCGTTGCAGGGAAGGACACTCTTGAGGTCTACAAAGTATCCGATGGATTCTACGTGAGGGGTAAGACTGGGAGCAATAGCGTCGTTGGCTCCGCCGATGAGGCGATTGAAAAATGCGGTATCTACGTAAATGATAGGACTAAGGATAAGGTGATGTATAAAGAGGCAGATATTGATGTCGGAGATCCAGAAGCAGATGAATCAAAGAAGTTTGCTTCCGACTACGAAGCCTTTAAGGTCGCCAAGGAAAAACTTCAATCCGGGGACTATCAAATTACAGAAGTCACAGATGAGGTGGCCGAGAAGTATGCAGACACGCTAAACAATGCGAGCAAGAGCAAAATAGCAAAACTCGCCGAACAAGATCCGCAGTTCAAAGCTGTTGTGGATAATATATCCGCATACACGCAAGGGGAATATGCGCTTCAGAGGAAAGCTGCTGAGGGCATCCTTGAGAACGGGTACGATCCGGCGAAAGATGTGATACTGGGCGATAGGATTACAGGCTCCCCGTTCTTATACAAAGACATGTATAAGGGCCAAAATCTTGCTGTGTCAAGCGCAAGTGTTACAGAAGGAATGGCCAATTTGACCAGAGCTGTAAACAACTCAAAACCGTTCGATGGAGAACTCTACCGAGTTGCGCAAGACAGGGGCGTAATCAAGAGCACAGACTCGGGCGCGCAAAGAATATATGTACCGCCGGTCGCCGGAGAAACGATTAGAATAGAAGCGCCAACGTCTTTCTCTAAAGATAAGGACGTTGTAGACAAACTTGCTGGAAGCAAGATGGGTGATGTGATCTACTACACGATAGAACCCGGCGCTCGTGCTGTAGACGTGTCGAAGCTGTCTCCATACAAGCAGGAAGAGCTCCTATCTTGCGGAGAGTATGAGGTCGTAAGCGTAGATACCAAGACGCTGAGGGTTTCTCGTGATGAGGTGGGTAGGTTCACACCAGAAAACCTTGAAGTGCTGAGGCAGACAAGGAACGCTGAGGTTTCCGACGGTTATGTGTCTTACCCGACCATTGAAACCAGAATTGTGCTACGTCAAAGAGAGACGGAGAATGGCGACTCAAGGTCAGACGCTGAAGCTCCATACAGAGAAGAGGATTTCGTCGACAGAATGGTGATTGAGGATGAAGAGTAGAGCGTGTTAGATGTCCTGCTTTTTTATTGATAAACACCCCGCCAAATCGACGTAAACCACCGTGAAAGGGGGAATGAGGTCTTGAACAACATCCATCATCAGGAGATGGTCAAAGAGGCTGTACGGCCCAAATTCTACGGCCACAAGGCCATCAAGTCTAAGACCGTTCCCCTCTACCCGAAGTCCGCCGAGCGGGAGTTCCAGCGCATCGCTGGCGCCTATATGAAGCTGTTGAACGAGGAGCTGAAGAAGAAGCTCCCGGCCATGATGGCTGAGTATAAGCGTGAGCGGCACGGGGACTCCCGTTTTGATGACAGCCGTGACCTGGACTCGAAGCTCCGGCGCCTGCTCCAGGAGGTGGCCGATGCACTGGAGCAGAGAATAGCCACCTTCGGCCTTGATGAAAAGGTCAAGAAGATAGCCGAGCTTGCCAAGGGAAACTCCCTCCGCGAGTGGAAGAAGGCGGTCAAGGACACCCTGGGCATAGACCTGCTGGATGACTACTACAAGGGCGAGATCTATGATGAGGCCATCCGGCGCTGGATCTCGGAGAACATCCTGAAAATCAAGAGCCTGCCGACGGAAACGCTGGGCAACATGCGGCAGATTATCCTCGACAGCTACCTGAAGGGCAAGAGCATCCGGGACATCCAGAAGGACATCCAGGAGGAATACAACGTATCGAAGCGGTACGCCCAACTCCTGGCCAGGGACCAGATCGCCACACTGAACGCCCAGATCTCGAAGCTACAACAGCAGGATGCCGGGTGCAGGAAGTACAAGTGGTCCACTTCACACGACAGCCGTGTGCGTGACTGCCACCGCTCTCTCAACGGGAAGACCTTTAGCTGGGACGACCCGCCGGAGATGTGGTACGAAACGAAGTCCGGCCGCGTTTACACCGGGCGGCACTGCCACCCAGGGGAAGACTACTGCTGCCGGTGCGTCGCCATCCCCGTGTTTGACCTCGACACGGTCAATGTACCGATGAAGCAGACTACGGGGTCCGAGAGGTGATGCCAGTGGAGACAAAGGAGCGCATTGAGGTCTACATAGACGTCAAGAATGGGAAGACCGTCTGCATCTGCAAGAGAAACCGGAAGGGATGCAAGAAGAAGTGCCTGCCCGATGTGGTAGAACGGGATAAGTTTGAGGGCTGGGAGTCCACCTTCCGGCGTAACCGATATGGGAAATAGCCCCGGCCGGGGCGGTCAGAGAGAGGTGCATTGCCTATGAGGATGGATGTGCTGCCATATAGCCGGGACCCCCCTGACCGGGAGACGGGGCCTCCCGGCTTTATCAATATCGAGAGAAAGGACTGAGACGCCATGAAAAACGCTTATGCCATCAGCAGCCTAAGCCGGCAGATGGTCAAGGTCTGTGAGCAAATCGACAGCCTTGCAATGGGCGTCCAGGACACCGAGCAGGGAAATGTCGATGTCGCTGACGCCTATACCGATATGCTTCTGGATGAGATTGAGCACGTGCAGATGCTCACCCTGAAGCTCACAGAGGTCATCACCGAGGCAGCCGGTGAAGATGAGCCAGCCAACGCAGACGAAGCCGGCGGAAGCGCCTTCTCCGAGGGTGAACTCACCGTTGAGAAGAAGCCCTCCGAAGACGGCGATGATGGTAAGCCTGCCCCTGAGCAGGAACCGAAAGCGTAACCGCCAAGCGCAGAACACCATGAAAGGGGGTGGGGCTCCGTGGCCCCAAAGCTGACCCGTGTGGTGCGGCTGGACAGTCTTCCGCTGAACCAGACCTACTTCACGGCAGAGGGATACCTCGTCGACAGGCCGATCCTGACCAGCACAGGTATCTTTGAGTACACAAACCCTGACGGCTCCGTCAGGCGGGAGCTTCGGCTCCCGGAAGAGGTTTTTAAGCCCGAAAGCCTCCAGTCCTATAAGGGAAAACCAATCATCATAACGCACAGCGCCGGCCTCATTACGAAGGACAACGTCCACGAAAATGCGGTCGGCACTATTCTTTCCGAAGGGTATCGGAGTGGTAACGATGTCCGCGCTGAAATCATCATCCACGACACCGATGAGATGAAGTCTGCCGGATTGAAAGAATTGTCCCTTGGCTACAACCTCGACCTGGAAGAGACGCCCGGCGTATGGGAAGGGCAACCGTACGACGCAGTCCAGCGCAACATCGTTATAAACCACCTGGCGCTTGTCATGGAGGCAAGAGCAGGTGACCAGGCACGGCTGAATATCGACGGCCGCGACCAAAAAACGAAAGGAGCAAAGACAATGAGTGCTAATCCCAAGACCAAGAAGGGAGCTCGCCGGGCAGACGGTGTCATGTCCCCGGAGGAGCTCGCCAAGGCCATTGAGGCTTACAAGGCCCGCCGCGCCCAGCGCATGGCCGCAAAGGGAGACGAGGGGGACCCCACTGATAAGCCCCCTGCGGCCACCGACCCCAGCACCGACCCCACCGCCAAGGATGGCGATGATACCGTCATTGGTGCCGCCGGTCAGGAGGCCGATGCCGTTGAGGAGAAGGTGCAGATGGTCAAGGATCGCCGCGACCGCCGCGACCAGGAGGGCGACCCCAAGACCCTGGACGAGGCGAACGGCGTAATTGCCAATCAGGATGACGATATGGAGATCCTGTTCGACATCATCGACACCCTGCTGGCCCAGAAGGCTTTTGACGCGAGTTGCGGCACCACCGCCAAGGACTCCGACACCGAGCCTGCCGACCCCGCTGTGGCCAAGGACGGCGACAACACTGACCCCACCTGCACCGATGGCGATGATGTAGTCGTCGATAAGACCAAGCAGGCCGACAGCGATGATGACCCCGTCCCCACCGCAACCCCCGCTGATCTGAAGAAGGGTGAGGTCCTGAACGCCGACAGCGTCGACTCCATCGTGCGTCAGCGCGTCCAGATTGGTGTCATCGGCACCATGCTGAACCTCGACGGCCTGGATGGCATGGGCCTGATTGACGCTAAGAAGGCCATCATCAAGGCGGTGCGCCCTGAGATCCGCCTGGACGGTAAGAGCCCTGCGTATGTGAACGCCATGTTCGACTGCGCCTGCTCCGACGTCAAGTCCCGCAACCGCAAGGATACTGGATACCAGAGAAGCCAGATGTTCAACCGTGACTCTCGCAACGAGGGCAACGACGCCACTGGCAATTCCGCCAGAGCCGCCCGCCAGCGTATGCTTGAGCGTCGAAACAACAAGGCAAAGGAGGACAAGTAAGATGAGTGCTCAGACCCGTTACGGCTTCGCTACCCCCATTGGCGCCCCCGGCGGTATCGTCGATCTGTCGCCCCACGTCATCGACACCTTCCTCAATGAGGAGGCGTCCGGCGTGATGAAGTTCGGTCTCGGCGTTGTTCAGGGCAGCAAGCCCGGCGTGAACATCGCCCTGCCTGAGACTGGTGCCACCGCCGACAAGTTCGAGGGCATCACCACCAACAACCGCACCACCGAGTATGATCTGGAAGGCAAGCTGCACATCCGCAACGGCGCCGCTGTCGGTGTCATGCGCTACGGCAAGATTTATGTCCAGGTCGAAGAGGATGACGAGCCCGCCTACGGAGACCCCGTGTACCTCATTATCAACGGCGATGATGCCGGCCGCTTCACCAGCACCAGCTCCGGCGACACCATTGCGGTGAACGCCCGGTTCATCGGCGGCGTCGACAATGGCGTTGCCCCTGTTGAGCTGATGCGTGAGCCTTTCAATTCTGGCAGTGCTTCTGGCGGCGGTTCCACCGGCGCTACCAAGCTGAGCGACCTGAGTGATGTTGACCTCACCAGCCCCGCTACTGACGGTCAGGTTCTGAAGTACAGCACCTCCGACAGCAAGTGGAAGCCCGGTGACGACAACACCGGAGCGTAAGGAAAAAAGGAGGAATAACTGAGATGAAGAAGCATACCCACTACGATAGTGCGGAGATGCGGACCCTTTTGCAGTCTGCCATCCCCGATGCGGTCATGGCATCTGAGGGCACTCGCTTCGACAGCGCCGAGGATGCCTCTGTGTTCTTTGCTCGTGAGCTGGACCACGTGAAGGCCCAGTCCTACGATGTCGAGTATCCTGAGCTGACCGCTCTGCACCTGTTCCCCCAGAGCTCCGAGGCCGATCCCGGCGCGGAGACCATCACCTACTACACCTACGACAAGACTGGTCTGGCGAAGATCATCGACAACTACAGCACCGACCTGCCTCGTGCGGACGTGACCGGCAAGCCCAGCTACGCCAAGATCAAGAGCATCGGCGACAGCTACGGTTACTCCGCCCAGGAGATGCGCGCCTCCCGTCTGGCTGGCAAGTCCCTGGATGCCCGCAAGGGTGAGTCCGCCCGCTATCAGATCGACGCCCTGACCAACAAGATTGCATGGGCCGGTGATGAGGAAAGCGGCCTGATGGGCGTCCTGTCCACCGGCCAGAACATTCCTCTGTTCGCCATCACCGCGGGCGCCGACTCCGGCAAGACCACTTGGCTGGAGAAGACCGCCGACGAGATCCTGGCCGACGTAAATGGCATGGCCAAGCAGGTGGCCAAGATCACTAAGAACGTGGAGCGGCCTGACACCCTGTGCGTCCCCGCCGATGTCTACATGGACATCAGCACCCGCCGCATCCCCGACACCAGCACCACCGTCCTGAAGTTCATCCAGGAGCACGCTCCCTATATCAAGAACGTCGTGTCCACCGCTGAGCTGGACGCTGACAGCGTCGGGACCAACCCCTATGCCAAGGAGAGCGGCGGCCAGGGCGTGGCCTTCCTGTTCACCAACGATGAGCGGAAGCTCAGCCTGGAGAACCCCATGCCCTTCTACCAGTACCCGATCCAGGTCGAGAAGCTGGAGACCATCGTTCCCTGCGAGGCTCGTACCGCTGGTGTGATCGTGTACTACCCGCTGTCCGCCCTGATCGCGGTCGGTGTGTCCTGAGCGCACGAATTTTTTGCGGAGAGGTTAGCCAATCGGCTACCTCTCCGCATCCTTTTGGGTGAAGCAATACGTAAGGCGGCCGGGTCGCCACACCACGACCGCCCACGACAACATGGAGGTATCACATGAAACTGGTAAATGTCGGCGAGAAGATTATCAACATCGGGACCACGGTTCTCATGCCCGGTGAGTCCATGATCGCCAACGAGAGCATTTGCGGGCTCCCCGCCATCAAGGCGTTCACCGCCGCCGGTCTGCTGGCTGTTGATGACAGCGATACCGCTTTCCAGAAGGCCGTTGAAGAGGCGGCCCGGAAGATGGTCGAGGAGCAGGCCAAGGCAGAGGCCGAAACCGCTGAAGACAAGGTCGAGAAAACGGCGGCCGATAAGGTTGCCGAGGACACGGCCGCGAAGGCGAAAGCAGAGGCCGCTGCCGCTCGGGCACGTGCAAGAGCGAAGGCCAAGGCCGAAGCTGCGAACAAGACCGAGAACATCTCCACCGAGAGCGAGTAAGGGGTGAGCGCCATGAAGGCCATCGAGTATATCAGGCTTATCGGGAAGGAGTTCAAGGACACCAGCGATGACGAGCTGATGCTTTGGATCGAGATGGTCCGGCCGATGGTGAGCAAGAAGCAGTTTGGCAAGCTCTACGATCAGGCGATTGCCTTCCTTGTCTGCCACAAGATGAAGATGGCCGGTCATGGTGAGAGCCCCCTGGGGGATATGGGCGCTATCGGCATCGGTTTCGCTGTTGGAAGCGTGTCCGAGGGCGGCAGCAGCATCAGCTATGGCGCGAACCAGAGTTCCAACCTCGCAACGGATGCCGAACTCGGCTTGACCGTATATGGCGTCCAGTACCTTCAGCTCCGGCGAATGGTCATCGTCCCGATTCATTGCAGCGGCGAGATAATCGACGAGCCAAAGAAACGGAAGAAAACGGACCCGGACATCCCGATTGCTACCGCCACGACCCTTGGCGGCGTAAAGGTCCCGGCAGGCTCCGGCCTCAAGGTGGATGAGCGCGGCGCCATTTCCATTGACAAATCAGAAGGAGAGGGTGGGTGATGCCTTATGGCGTTTGGCTTCTCAGACCTGACGCCGGCAGGGAAACGGTACTTTGCGGAACTGAAGAAGCTCGCCGAGTCCGAGATCCAGGTCGGCTTCCAGTCGGACCAGACCTATGAGGATGGGACCAGCCTTGCCGAAATCGCGGTCATAAACGAACTCGGCTCCTCTGACACCCCGGCGCGGCCATTCATGCGCCAGAGCTTTGAGAACCACGAAGCGGAGCTTCAAGCAGCCTGCGACAGGGCAAACGCCATCTTATCGAATGGAGGAACGGCCGAGCAGGCGCTCAACCAGCTTGGGGTTTTCTGCCGTGGGCTCGTACAGGAGGAGATCGTCGAAGGAGGCTTTGCACCGAACGCAGAGTCGACCATCAAGAAGAAGGGGTCCGACCAGCCGCTGATTGACACCGGCTATATGAGGCAGTCGGTCAACTACGTCGTGAAGAGGAGAGGTGGATAGCCTTTGAACATCCGGCTTTTCAACAAGACCTACTGGGTGAGGCGCTTCGGCGAGCAGAAGGTCGTCAAGGGCTACGTCACCTCCGGCTATTCAGACTTCCAGGCAAGCCTGCACATCCATCCGCTGAGCACAGACCAACAGCAAGCCTTGCCCGAAGGTGAGCGCACGATAAAGCGCCTCGAAGGCCACGGAGAGATAAAACTGCTCGTGGCAAACCAGGACCTGAACCGCAAGGCGGACCTGCTGTACTACCACGGCGATTGGTATGAGTGCGTGGATTGCCAGCTTTACGACCACACCATCCTGTGGCACTACAACTACCAGTTTACGCCCGTCCCCAGGGACGCGGCGAGAACGCCAGATATTGAGAAGCCCCCCGGAGAGAATGATCCGGGCATATCTGAACCCGGCGAGGACGATCCCGGAAACGAGAACGCCCCAGAGCCTGCGCCCCCGGTGGCAACGGAAGACCGGGTTGGCTTCGTTATCGTTGAGCCGGGCTCCGGCCTAAAGGTCGATGCCGAGGGCAACCTCAGTCTTGACAGGACCGGAGGTGATGGCAATGCGGGCAACTGAGGCAAGGGAGCTGTTCAGGCAGCTCACGGCCAGGTACTTCGCCGGGGCGACTGTGACCTTCTCAAATCAGAGCAGGGTCGCCAAGCCGAGGGTCCCGCTGGTCACCATTACCCCAGGCATCGTAAGGCGGCCGACAGCCGCCAACTACAGCATGGCCGATGATGAAGTCGTCGGCCATTACCTATCCCGCATCACCTTCCAGGTGGACCTGTTTACGCACGGTGCGCCAGTGGTGGATGATGAAACCGGGGAAACAGTGGCATACGAGAACACCGCCATGGACGATATGCTGTCCTTTGCGGATTTTCTCAACTCAGACTATGCCATCCGGTGGTGCCACGTCAACGACGTGAGCATCCTGATTGATGGCGATGTACAGGACCTGACAGGCGTTGTGAACGATACGAACTATGAGTATCGGGCGCGTATGTCGGTCCTGTTTTATTTCACCCAGAAAGCCGTGGGCCCGACCGCAGTTCTCAAAGAGTCGAGCATCCAGTACCCGGACGGAGAAGGCGGCTATACGCCCGAGACGCCCTTGGAGACTGAAAGCCCGACGAATGGCTATGAGACCGATGCCATGAAGAAGGAAGAGGCCGCAATCGTTGAGCCCGAATTTGAACAGACCTCCAGCGGCGGAGGCACGGAAGAGCTGGCAAAGGAAACTACCGGCTACTTCACTGAAGTTGAGATCAAGGAGGAAAAGGCTAATGAGTAAGAACTATGACCTGATTGCCACGGTGGACATCGACATTGCCTCCCCGCTTGTCGATGATACCAGCTTTGACAATCTGCTCATCGTTGGCCCGCTCCCGAAGGTAGCGCCTGAAAAGGCTCCTCCCAAGGTAGGCGCGTATTCGTCCATGGACGAAGTCCTCGAAGCCGGCTGGACCGCCAGCGGCGACGATGCCGACCCCATCGGAGTGGCCGCACAGGTAGCGTTCGGGCAGAGCCCGCGACCCACCACGCTTTATATTGCACCCCAGCAGCTCACGGCGGCAGCCGTAGTTGCCGGGAAGACCATCGAGGCGGTGAACTCCGCCATCGACGAGTACGCAGGGAAGAAAGAGGGCCTGACCGGCTGCTCCATCGCCTACGACGAAGGAACCCGTGTCCTCTGCATGACCCTGACCGGGCCCGTCTCTGGAGTCAAGAACACCGGACTGTTTGATATGCTGTCGGCCCTGTCTGCGGCCGGGTACACCGCCACCATCGACGGGACCGCTATCACGGATGGCAACAGCTTCATGTCCCTGCCGGTGTTCCGGGAGATCTCCGACCTTGAGGAAGGCGGAGAGGCCGTGCAGTTTATCATTGAGCTTCACGCTCCCGACAGCGACGAGGGTGTGCCCTATGGCGTCATCGTCCAGCGGCCCGGAGCGGTTGTCGCAACATCCCAGGTCCCGGACTTCACGGCTGAGCCCATCGACAACCCCCAGAACGAGGTCGAGTCCGCAGTTGAGACTGTCCAGCGGGCCGTTTCCTCCACCGGGTGGTATGTGGTCTGCACCGCCGGCGTAGACCCCGCCGAGTATGAGGAGATCGCCGCTTACATCGAGACCCAGGAGCGGATGTTCTGCTACACGGAGCTGGGCTTCTTCGGCGCCGGTGAGGATGGCACAGATCAGCCTACCGTTGGCACGGTCTATTACCGCACCAAGGGCATCTACGGGCGCGAGACCACGGATCAGGCCGACGAGGACATCCCGCCTGCCAACCTCTACATGAACGTGGCGGCGGTGGCGAAGTGGCTCAACTATGAGTCCGGCAGTGAGACCTCGGCCTTTAAGACCCTGGCCTCCGTGTACCCGTCCGAGCTGACCACCACGGAGATGCGGGCCCTGGCCGACGCCAACCTGGACTACTTCATTACCGTGGGCAACAAGAACATCACCATGAACGGCAAGGTCGTCGCCGGCGAGTGGGCCGATATTATCCGGTTCCGGGATTGGCTGAAGAACGATATGCAGGTCCGCGTCGTGAACCTGTTTATCACCAACCCGAAGATCCCGTACACCGACAGCGGAATCGGCCTTGTGCAGAACCAGATGCTCGCGTCCCTGAAGGCCGGCCAGGATGTTGGCGGCATCGCCGAGGACGAGTTCGACGAGGATGGAAACACCATCCCCGGCTATCAGACCTCGGTGCCTCTCGCTGCCACCATCTCCGCCTCTGACAAGGCTTCCCGCCGGTTGACCAACTGCAAGTTCAAGGCGAGACTGGCCGGCGCTATCCATTTCGCAGAGCTGACCGGCAGCCTGACTTATGAGCTGTAAGGAAGGAGGGAACTGAGCAATGGGAAAGATCAAGACCTACAACCCGAAGGAAGTCACGATTGCCCTGGGCAATCACATCGTCTCTGGCTATGCCGATGACTCGTTTATCACCATCGACCCCAACGGCGACGGTGTGACGAAAAAGGTGGGCTGTGATGGCGAGATCGTCCGAAGCGTCAGCCCGGATGATACCTACATCGTGAAAATCACGGTGTTGCAGACCTCCGACACCAACTCCTTCCTCCAGGAGCGGTTCGCCCAGGACCGCCAGACGGGAGATGGGATGTTCCCGATCCTGATTAAGGACCTGAAGGGCGGCTTGGTGTTCAGCACCGACGCGGCGTGGCCCATCAAGCCGGCGTCCCGTGGGTTCGGCAAGGAGTCCACCAACCGTGAGTGGGAGCTGCACACCGGCTCCGGCAACCTGACCGAATAAGGCAAAGAGAGGGCCGCCCGCCTGGGTGGCCCTCTCAATTCAATAAGGGGGTATTGAATTATGAAACAGATGGAAGTCACGAAAAAGGAGATCGGCGAGAACACGTTCTACATCAAGCCGTTCCCGGCCTTTGTGGCCGTGAATATCAGCGGAGAGCTTGTCTCCGCCCTGTCGCCCCTGCTGGGCGGCATTGCTGCCGTGGTGGGCGCCGGATCTGGCGGAGAGAGCTCCGACGAAAAGCCCAAGAACATCATGGACGTGGATGTGGAAGACGCCCTTCCGGCTATCACGTCGGCTTTTTCCAGCATCTCGGGCGACAAGTTTGAGCGTCTGATGAAGAAGCTCCTGATTGACAACAAGAACGTCTCCGTCGAGAGCGAGGCCACCGACGGCCAAGTGAAGGTCCTCGACTATGACCTCGCCAACGAGGTGTTCTGCGGCGATGTTCAGGATATGTATATCCTCTGCTTCGAGGTGATCCGCCTGAACTTCAAGGGTTTTTTCTCGAAAATCGGAGACCGATTTGGAGACCTAAAGGGTCTGCTCCAGAAGGAGGCTCCGACTACCAAAAATGGGGAGACCTCGACCTGACCCAGTTCTCCGAGCTGGAGTTGAGAATGTACATCCTCATAAAGTCCCGCTTGGCATCGAAGCTGGAGCTCGAAACGGTCTATACGCTTGACGAGGCCCTGAAGCTCTATGCCCTGCACTGTATGGACATGGACATTGAGCGCGGGCAAGCGGAAGAGCTGAAGGCCCAACAGCAAAAGTAAATGCCTCCGCCATTCGGGAAGGCCCGCCGGCGGAGGCATAACCGCTGGTCTCAGTAGAGCAGCTTCAGAAGGGTGTTGTAGGTCTCGGAGTCCAACTCGCAGAGGGCCTTTGTCCCGTCCTTGAAGATGATGGACACAACGTACTTCGACTTGGTCTTGCTGGACGTGCCGCCTGCGATGGCACCTGCAAGGCCGAATGTTGCGGCTCCGAGGACGCCCTTTGTCAGGGCACCCTTCTTGCTGGTCTCGCTTTCGTTCATCATGAGCTCGTAACTCTCGACGGTTTCCTTGTTGATGAACGTCAGCCGCTTCCTGAGCAGCTTGGACTCGTCGATGTAGAGGCCCTTCTTCCAGTTCTTGAACTTAATCAATCCCTGGTGGTCGCCCGCTGTGGCTTGGTTGATGATGTTCATGCAGACCCTCCGTTCATTTTGTAGTCTACGAGATAGCAAATTGTATTATAGCAGACTACGAAAATTTAGTAAAGCCAAAGCGAGGTGATGGCGGTGACGATAGCTGAGTTCATCAACAAGGTCGGCTTCAAAGTCAAGAATGAGGATGTCGATAAGGTCAACAACACAATATCCGGCATCAAAGACACCGCCACGAAGCTGCTCGGTGCAATCGGCATCGGGTTCAGCCTTACCGCTGTCAATGGCCTTGTTGAAGAGTTTACCCGTGTAAACAACCAGATAAGAAATGCGACCGAGGCTCTTGGAGATCAGAGGGATATTCAGGAGGAGATCATGGCCGCAGCAGAGGCCACGAGGACGTCCTACTCGGACACCGCCAACGTGGTCTCTATGCTCGTAAAGGGAAATTCCGAGCTGTTCGGCAACGTCGACGAGGCGGTGAAGTTCAACAACGCCGCCACGATGCTGTTTAAGAGCGCCGGTAAAACCAACGAGGATATTGCCTCGCTGATGGAGGCTATCAACAAGTCTTTCCAGAAGGGCTATGTTGATAGCGAGACCATCAGCCAGCTCCTGGAGCGAGCACCGGAGGCCGTGGCTCTGCTGAATAAGCGGCTCGGTACGACTTCCGATCAACTCGAAGATATGGCGACCGAGGGCACAATGACCATCGAGGACCTGAAGGCCGCCTTCATAGATAATATCGACGAAATCGAGGCGGGCTTCGGCAACGTCCAGTACAGCATCACCGACGCCCTGACCGTTATCCGAAGTAAATGGGGCCTCTGGCTGGCCCAAACAAATGAGACGCTGGGAATCACCGACGGGATCGGCAGGTTCATGGTGTCTGCGTTCAACAACGTCATATCCGTGCTGAACCGTGTAAGAAATGCGGTCACATGGCTTGGCGATAAGCTGGGCGGCGTCGATAAGCTGTTCCGGCTCATCGCAATAACGGCCGCTGCGGCCTTTGCGGTGTTCAACTTCAGCAAGATAACGTCCGGCCTATCGTCCATATCGAAGCTGCTCACAACCATCAATGTGAAGACGCTGGCCATCATCGCCATCATCGTTCTGCTTGCCCTGCTGGTTGAGGACTTCATCAACTTCATGCAGGGGAACGACTCCTTGATAGGGTCGTTGCTTGAGAAGGCCGGCGTCGATGTGGAGGCGGTCAGGCAGACCATTATCAACGCCTGGAACGCCATAAAGTCGTTCCTGCTATCGGTCTGGGACGCCATCAAGAAAGCCTGCTCAGCCGTGTGGGGCGGCATCAAGGACTTCTTCAAGGAACACGGAGACGAGATAAAGGCCGGCCTACTGGCCGCCTGGAACGTGATCCGAAGCATCCTCACCGCTGTCTGGAACGTGATAAGGACCGTGGCCCTCGCGGTCTTCGGGGACCTGCAAGAGTTCTGGCGCCAGCATGGTGAGGAGATAAAGAACGCACTGGTCACCGCGTGGAACACCATCCAGAGCATCCTCGTGGGTGTCTGGAATGTGATAAAGACCGTGGCGACCACCATCTTTGGCGGCCTGCAAAGTTTCTGGCAGAAGCACGGGGAGCAGATCACCGAGGCCCTCGTGAATGTCTGGAACATCATCAAGAATGTGCTGACGGCCGTTTGGACCATAATCAGCACGATTGCCCGAACCATCTTCAACGGCCTGAAGGCGTTCTGGGACACATGGGGCAACACGATCCTCACCGCAATTTCCGGCGTCTGGGAGGTCATCAAGGCGGTGTTCAGCACCGCGTTCAATGTGATTGCTGACCTCTTTGCCGTGTTCGCCGCCCTGTTCTCCGGCGACTGGGGAGCCCTCTGGGAGAACGTGAAGCAACTTGTTTCCGACATATTCGGAGGCATCGTCAACATCGTCAGCACCATCCTCTCGGCGGTGTGGAGCGTAATATCCAGCATCTTCACGACCATCTGGAATTTCATCTCCGGTATCGCCCAGAACATCTGGAACGCCATCACAACGGCGTTTACCAACATCCTGACCGGGATAACCACGACGGTCACGAACATCAAGGATGCCATCGTCAACGGCTTCACCGCCGCTATCGACTGGATAAAGTCCTTGCCGGCCCAGGCCCTTCAGTGGGGTGCCGACATTATCAACGGCATTGTGGATGGCATCAAGGGCGCTATCGGCGCGGTTGGTGACGCCGTAAAAGGCGTAGCCGATAAAATTAAGTCCTTCCTTGGCTTCTCTGAGCCGGACGAGGGGCCCCTGAGCGATTTCCACACCTATATGCCCGACATGATCGACCTGATGAGCAAGGGCATCACTGCCGGCAAGGAAAAGGTCCGCAAGGCCCTGGAGGGTATCACGGGCGATATGTCCGTGGTGGCCAACGCCAACGTGGCAAGCCCCAGGACAGCAGCGGCCGCCGCCGGCACCAGCCAGATCAGCAAGAGCGTGGTCCAGAATGTCCAAATCAACAACGAGTTCAACGGCGACCGTGCCGGCCAGCAGAAGTCCGCTACGGCTATGGACAAGGCAGCCAAGGACTCCACCGCAGAGCTCGCCCGTGGGCTCGCTTATGCCAGATAGGGGGGATTGGTGAATGGCAAGAGCAAAGCAGCCGGTCTCCGTCAACGGCATTGAGTTCGATGCGCTCATCAGCCAGACCGACACCCTGGAGGCCACGGTCCCAGAGTACACGGTGGAAGATGGCTTCGTCGTGAGCGACGCCATCATCCTGAACCCTGAGAAGCTGGACATGGTCCTGTACATCACCGACACGCCGGTGACGTGGTATAGCCGCCATGGGAGCGGCCAGGACCGTGTCGAGACCATAGTGAAACAGCTCCAGGAGCTCTACTTCACGGCAGAGCCCACTACCGTGGTCACGTCCGCAAAGAGCTACACGAACATGGCCATTGAGAGCCTGTCCATCGCAAAGAGCTTGGAGATCGGCTACGCCAGAGAGATTTCCATATCGTTCAAGAAGATACGGGTCACAACGGCGAAGACCACGACCATCCCGGACAGCTACGGAAAGAGCGGTGCCACGGCGGCATCCGCCGGCACGGCCAGCACCTCGACCGGGAGCTCCGGCGGGTCCGGCGGATCTGGGTCGGGCTCCGGGTCGAGCGGAGGAAGCTCTGGTTCCAGCGGAAGCAGCGGCTCAAGTGGCGGTAGCAAGTCGAGCATCCTGTACAGTGCGGCAAACTCCATCGGATTGATCTGACAGTTCAAGGCTCTGTGGTCAGCAGAGTGCGCCGGGGGACAGGGCGCTTTTGTGAGGAGCAGGGAGAAATGCTATGGCACCCAAAACTGCCAGGAGGTGAAGAGGCCAAGGGAAAGCGGCCTCCATCGACCATGTGAACCCAAGACAAAGATCCGGCCTGCGGCCGCCGAAGCCCTACGCTTGATGCGCGGGGTACTGATGTAGGCGGCGCGGGCCATATATGTTCTGCTGCGGCCGCGTGAGGCGGGCAGGGCCCATGAAGGAGGTTCACCTATGGACTATATCATCATCGAAGTGCCGGACATGAACGACAGCATGTCCCGCGTCGTCATGAACGGCACCGCATATTTGATACGCTTCACCTGGAACGACACCGGCGCCTACTGGAAGTTTGGCTTGTACGATTCCCAGAGCCAGCCCATCGTCATAGGCATCAAGCTCGTGGCGAACTTCCCGCTCAATGTGTTCTACGGGGTAACGGAACTCCCGGATGGAGTCTTCGGTGTCATGAGCCAGCAGGAGCGCATTGGCCGGAATGATTTCATAGAGGGCAAGGCCCAGTTCATTTTCTGCCCCGTAGAAATGGAGAATTGACCTCTCGTGTGACCGTCCTGCGGAATGTCCGCGGACATTCCTGCTGACTGTCACGCCAAAAATCCACGGAGAATCCGCAACTAACCGTAACCGTAACCGTAACCGTAACCTATACCGTAACCGTAACAAAACCATATATACTCATGTGCGCTTTTGCCAAGCGCACGTGTGCGTTTTGAGTGTGTAAAATCTGCCCTATGTGATGCCGAACATGAAGGAGGGGTGACCTGTGAGCAATGAGAACTTCGGAAGAGAATACCGGGTCGCCATCGGCAAGGCCGGAGAGGCCGGCTTTGAGATAGGCCAGCGGTCCGAGAGCCAGCCAGTCCCCCTGCACATCAACTTTTCAATCGAGCGAACCGACCTGGAGACCCAGAACACCGGGCGCATCACGATATGGAACCTGAACAAGCAGCACCTCGCCGCGCTGGAAGAGAAGGACTGCTGCCTCTCCCTGAAGGCCGGCTACCAGAACCGGCTCCCTCTGATTTTTTCGGGTATCGTTACCAGTGTGACCACCGCATACGACGGCGCTGACAGGCGGACAGAAGTCGAGGTAGTAGATAACCTCGTGGAGATCCGAGACACCTACGTTTCGATCTCCTACACCGGCACGGTCAACTGGAAGACCATCTTCGACGATGTGGCCGGCCAGATGGGCGTGGCTATCTCATACTCCTATAACGCCGAGTTTGTCGACATCCCGAACGGATTCAGCTTTGTGGGCCTTGCCCGCGACATCATGACGAAGGGCTGTGCCTGCTGCAACCTTGTGTGGAGCCTCCAGAATGGTGTAATGCAGGTGAAGAAGCCGGGTGACGTAATGTCGAAAGAGGTGTTCGTTCTGTCAGCGGAGACTGGGCTCCTCGGCATCCCATCCAAGGTGAACGAGGCCGCTTCCCAGACGAACAGCGAGCCGCAGAGGGGCTGGGATGTTGAGTATTTCCTCAACGGGGCAATCAACATCGACGACTATGTGAAGCTGGAGAGCAATGTGGCCACCGGCTACTTCCGGGTCGGCAAGGTGTCCCTACAAGGGGATAACGTGTCCGGCGACTGGATCTGCCAAGCTCGGCTGTTGGAGGTGAGCGCCTGATGATGCAGGAATTTGTCCAGGAGATCAAGAACACCGTCAGCAAGAACCTGAAGGGCGTCCACACGGCCATGCCGGGTGAAATTCTGAGCTATGACCCGGCGACCGGCCTCGCTACTGTCCAGCCGAAGATGAAGTACAAGAAGCCAGACGGGACCACGATAGATTTCCCGCAGGTCACCGGCGTCCCAGTCTGGTTCCCCCAGGGGAATAACCAGAAGGCCACGATTGCCTATCCCGTAAAGCCAGGAGATGGGTGCCTCATAATCGTCGGCGAGCAGAGCCTCGACTACTGGATGTATGGCCAAGAGACCAGCACGGACCTGAGCTTCGACATGACAAACGCCATGTGCATACCCGGTCTATTCGCAAAGGCCAACTCCGTGGCTGGAGAGGCGTATAACCAGAACGCCATCATCGTGGACGTGAACGGGACCCGCCTGACCGTCAAGGGCGGCTCCGTTCAGGTGGACGCCGCCACCATCACAATGAACGGGAATGTGACCGTGAATGGCAACTTCACCACGCAGGGAGGCGTGGTCAATCTGAATTAAGGCCGGCAGGCACCGGCAGACGGAGGTAGAGGAGATGATTGCTCATGCCAAGCGCAGCAAGGCGCGGAGACGCCGTAACCGGAACAACGGCCGGAGAGCACTCTGGCCATGTCCCGCCGCACTCCCCGGAGACCTTTTCCGGGGAAATCAGCGGTGGGTGTTCAAGCGATGTCTTTATAAACGGAATACCGGCCGCTGTCGTCGGGAGCACGACTACAGAGCGTGACTCCTGTTGTGGGAGCTCCCAGGGAAGCGTGGCCGCCGGGAGCGGTTCCGTCTTCATTAACAGGAAATCGGCGGCACGGCTCGGTGATGCTCTGAACGCACACAGCGGCTCCGGCGCTATTTCCGCTGGAAGCGGTAACGTGTTCATCGGAGGATAAACACATCGTAAAACGGGCGTAGAGAGCCGATACGCCCACTCTGCGCCTGACCATACATTCACCCACAGGGGGCGCTACGGACGTTGCACGGAGCTGTAGGCTAATTTCAGGCCACTTTTAGAAGGGGGTAAACCAGTGTGACTGACATAATGCTTGATAAGGCCGGCGACATCAAGGTGTCGGCTGTCGGCGATATATCGCTTACCGAAAGCGTCCGGCAAGCGGTACTGATTCGGCTTCGCTGGATTTACCAGGAGTGGCGACTCGGCCCCACAATGGGCTTCCCGTGGTTTGAAGAGGTCTTTGTGAAGAACCCGAACACCGTCAAGATCCGGCAGCTCATCCGGGATGAGATCATGCAGGTCGAGGGAGTCACGGCCGCCGAGGTTATCTCTGTGGACTACAACCGGGCAAAGAGAGAAGCCAAGTTTGTTTATACATGCACTGTCGATGAGGCGACTTTCAGGGAGGAGGTGACGCTATATGGCTGATTACGGATTGACGCCAAATGGACCGAACATCAAGCGGCTGGATGAGATCCTGAACGACATGCACTCCAATCTCTCTGAGAAGTGGGGCGTGAATACCCGGCAGAACCCGGAGTCATTTCTCAACCACCTGCTGACGAACGTGGCAGACCGCATAGCGGAGCTATGGGAGTTCGGTGAAGAGGTCTACTACTCCCAGTACCCGGCCACAGCAGAAGGCCGGAGCCTGGATAATGCCGCTCAGTATGGCGGCTCCACCCGTGAAACGGCAGCGCGTTCCTACTACCCAATTCATTGCACGGGCACTGATGGGACACGGCTTTCTGCCGGGACGATCATTGCATCCACCACGAACCCGGCGACGCAGTTGACCTTGAGTGACGCCAGGGAGATCACGAGAAGCGCATTTAACAAGGCAGTCATCAAGGTCGCGTCCACTGGAACAGGAGATGTCTACACCGTGGCCCTCAATGGCGCGGTGTTTTCTTACACCCCGACCAGCGCGGTGCCGTCGGAGATCCTGAAAGGGCTGGCCGCCGCCATCACGTCGGAGGACTTCACCACATCGGTAGACGAGGAGAACGAGCTTCTGAGCATCGAGGCGGAGGACATCACCTCCACCAATGTCCTTGTCCTGTCGGAGAACCTCACGACCGAGACAGTCACGACCATCCTGACCTTCGGCACTGTGGATACCGGCGACATCCTCATCCCGGAGGGTGTCATTACGAACATTGTGAAGGCGGAGGCTGGCCTGCTGAGCGTCGTGAACTTGTGCAGCTACATCGCCGGACGCGACGAAGAGAGCGATACCGAGTTCAGGCAGTCCTACGCAGACAAGATATTCAACAGGTCGAGCAATATGCTGGAAAGCATCCGATCTGCCATCCTGAACAACGTGCAGGGCGTGACCAGTGTGGCTCCCTACGAGAACCCGTCCCATGAGTGGGACGACTACGGGCGGCCGCCGCACAGCATCGAGATTGTGGTTGATGGGGGTGACTCCACGGAGATTGCCAAGCAGATACTCGACAACAAGGCTGGCGGTATCAACACCTTCGGCGACACCGTTGTCATTCTGCCGGGCGAGTACGACGAGGACATCGCCATCCGCTTCAATAGGCCGGTCACGATCTACACGTGGTTCCACCTCGGTATCACGCTCAGACGCGGCGAGGCCCTGCCTCCGAACTACGTAGACCTGCTGCGGAATGTGATTCTGGAGAAGATGGCCGCTATAGATGCCGGCAAGGACGTCATCCCACAGGAAGAGTTCATGGCCGACCTGTACCGGGCCTGCTCCGGCATCAGCTACATCGACATTAGGATGTTCACCTCCGAGGACTCCGCCGCAAAGCCTGACGAATACACGGACCGGACAGCCACTATCACGGCGCGGCAACGGGCCTACACGTCAGAGGATATGATCGAGGTGGAGATTGATGGTTGATTATATCTCCGTCCTGAAGGAAGACCTTGTTGAGCAGTTCCGAGGAAAGCCGAACATAGAGGCGCTGGTTGAGGTCATCGGCATCGAGCTTCAGCAGGTGGCAGACTTCTATGAACAGCTACGAACGGAACGTGACCTTGACCATGCGGTGGGGAAGCAGCTCGATGGTGTGGGCGACATCGTAGTGATGACCAGAAAAGAGGCTGGTGAACTTGCTGGCGACCCGATCCCTTTTGATGTCATCGACGACGACACATACCGGCAGTACCTGATTTACAAGATACTGAAGAACACCTGCGACTGTACCTACCCGGACATTATCAAGGCGTTCAAGATGTTCTGGGACTACCCACTGTACTACACGGAGGACCCAGAACAGCCGGCCACGATGATATTTGACACCGGAGAGCTTCCGGGCGACGTAGACACGACGCCGCTGTTCAAGACGCCGCTCATCCGGGCGGCCGGTGTTACCCTCAAGCTGTACGCGAGGACATCGGTCGAGATGGACACCGCTTGGCTCCGCATCAGGAGCGGGCTGGGGTATGCCGTCACCGTGACCACGCTCCCGGCCCTGGAGCGCATCATCGACTATGGCGCCAAGGTGCGGGTCGGCTCCGGCGTCCAGACCATCACGGAGGACACGCTTCCTGGGATTGAGCGTGATTATAAATTCAGCCACAAGCTCCGTATCGGGACCAGTGTCCAGAGCGTGGCACAGAGTCATCTCCCGTTCCTTGAACGGGAGATTTCTTATGCCGCGAAGGTCAAAACCGGCGGTGTTATCCAAAGCATCATGGAAACGCCAATCAACGGCATTTCGCTCCAGGAATAATGCCCCATAAAACGACAAGAAGGAGGAACTACGCAAATGAGTTACTACGGCGGAACAATCACAGTAAAAGGCCGTGACCTCATCACCAGCCTGATCGCCGGGGAAACGATTGAGTTCACCCGCATCGTTGTGGGCTCCGGGCAGGTGCCGGAGGGCGTCGAGCCCATCGACATGGAGGCGCTGGTGGAGCCGGTCGCAGAGGCTACCTCTACGGTGCCGACGGTCGAGAACAGCGTCCTGTCCATGGTGGTAGAGTACAGGAACGACCTCAACGGCGGCCTGCAAACCGGATTCTGGCTGAGGGAGTTTGGTATCTTCGCCAAGACCGAGAACAGCGAGGAGATCCTGCTCTACTACGCCACCTTGGGAGACAGCCCCCAGCCGGTCAATGCCTACAAGGACAACCGCATCGACATTCGGCGCTACCCGGTGACGATTGCCCTGGAGGTCGACGCGAACATCGAAGTCGTTTATACTCCGGGCTCTTTTATCACGGCGGCCGAGGCACAGCAGCTCATCCAGTCTATGGTGAGCGAGGCCATCACCGCCATTGTAGGGGATCTTGGCGCCGTCATCATTAAGGACATCACGATTCCGGCCACGGGCTGGGCCTGGGACCAGGATCTTGATGAGCCGGGCAGCGTTGGGATGGATGATTACCGATACTACGTGGACGTCCCTGTGGCGGAAGCGACGGACGATCACTTCCCGAGCGTTGCCCTGCATAAAAGCGCGCTCAACACCGCGAAGGAAGCGGGGATGTGTCCCACGGTACAGGCCGCCGAAGGCTATCTGCGGTTCTGGGCGAGAAGCGAACCGACGGAAGATATGGACGCGACGATTTGTCTGGCGTCCAGCAGCTCCGGCGGTAGCAGCGGAGGAGGTGGAACCTATGTGCTACCTGTAGCAACGGCGAGCAGGCTCGGCGGCATCAAGGTCGGTGAGAATTTGAGTATCACCCCGGATGGCACCTTGTCGGCAACTGGCGCTTCCGTTTCTGAAGAGGATATGGCCTCTCCGACGGAAACGGACGAAATGCTCGATGAGGTGTTCCCGCCGGAAGACTGACCCAGCAAAATCCAAACAGCAAGGAGGAAGACCCTATGGCTTATGATCCCACAAAACTGGTAAGCCTCAAGAACCTGAAGGACACGGCTACCCGCATCAAGACGGAGTTCCTGGCCGCCATCGCGGCGTCCGGCCACGCCATCTTCCAGAAGGCGAACGCTGTTCCTGACCCCGGCGAGGCCCAGGAAAATGTCCTGTATCTGGTGAAGAACACCGGCACCAACCACTACGACATCTACGCCCTCGTTGATGGGGCGATGGAGTGGCTGGATGATGTCACGGTCAACCTGGACGACTACGTCACCAGCGAGGAGCTGGCCCAGGCCATCGCAAACCTTGGCGCCGGCTCTGTGTATAGCGGCACAAAGACCGACCTGGAGACCGCTGACACCACCGTCATCACCAACTTCTTCGAGCAGGAGGAGGCTCCCACCCCGAAGGAAGGCGACGTGTTCGTCGTGGTCACCACGGTCAGCGGCGTCACCTACGAGATGTCCTCGTACTGGTATGACGGCGAGAACTGGGTGGCCATCACCGGGAATGTTGACGCCAGCAAGGTCATCATGCGCGAGAACATCACCATGGCCGGCAACTACACCCAGGTCGGCAACAAGACCAAGGAGCAGGACGGCACTGCCGACTTCAACACCAAGGGCATGTCTGTGGCGGCGATCCTGACCGACATCTTCAGCAAGCGGCTCCAGCCCGGCACTCCGACCCAGCCCTCCATCAGCGGCTTCAACCTGTCCGGGGCGAAGGCTGTGGAGGCCGGAACGGAGCTGGAGGCGGTGAACTACACCGCCGGCACCCTGAACGCCGGCTCCTACCAGTACGGCCCCGACACCGGCGTCGTGGCCTCGAACTGGGTGGTGCAGCGTATCACCGACCAGGGCACCGAGCAGGTCACCAGCGTTGACGCCGCTTCCCTGGAGGCGGGCTCCGACAACAACGGCGGCGCTGGCTTCATCATCGGCGATGTGGGCGGTGAGGGCGTCGTGTCCAGCCTGAAGCTCAAGGCTATCGCCACCCATGGGGCTGGTGTGACCGCCAAGGACAACCTGGGCGATGACTCCAACCCGCCCGTTTCCATCTCCGCCGGCACGAAGGAGAAGACCACCGGGGCCTATACCCCGTACCGGAACTACTTCTACGGCGCCACCACGGAGAAGCCCACCCTGGACAGCGCCTATGTCCGGGGCCTCACCAAGAGCAACAAGGCTTATGCCGCCGGCACCGTCACCATCAACGTGCCCGCCGGGGCGCAGCGTGTGGCCATCGCCTGCCTTGCTTCCAAGGCCGGCGTGACCAAGGTTATCAACGAGACGGCCATGAACGCCGATGTGACCAGCACCTTCGTCCAGTCCACCGTACAGGTCGAGGGCGCCAACGGCTACACCGCCCAGGGGTACAAGGTCTGGGTGTTCGAGCCCGCTGTCCCGTATGAGAACGCCGCGACCCTGAAGGTCACTCTGGGCTGAGAGGAGGGAATGAAGTATGGCTATCAACGGTTCTGACAAGTCCTTTGCCTTTATGGAGTTCCCTCTGAGTATGTCCCGCCAGGATGGCTTCCCGCTGGACAAGAGCTCCGTGTTCTACTCCGTCGCCGAGGCGGAGACCTACGCACAGACGAGCCCGCTGGCCTATGTGGGCCAGCACATCTCCGTCGTCGTTGACGGAGTTTCCACCGCCTATCAGATCAAGAACGCCGCCGGTGACCTGGAGCCTATGGGCGCCGCTGCCGTGAGCGTGGCTTCTGATACGGAGGTCGAGGAGATGTTTGACGAGGTGTTTGGTGCGGATCAGCCCGAAGCCTGACGCCCGTTGAGCAAAGAAAAATCAAAATCAGGAGGAACAGAAAATGTCTTACGACACCAGCAAGCTCGTGAAACTCGGTCACCTGAAGGATCTGGCGACCAAGATCAAGAACGACTACGCCACCAAGGCGGAGCTCCAGGCCATCAAGCTCCCGGAGTACAGCGTAGCCAAGCAGGCCGCCGCCGAGGCCGGCTACCTGTCCACCTACTACCTGACCAAGGACGGCGCCCAGATCGGTGAGAAAATCAACATCCCCAAGGACTTCCTGGTGAACAGCGCCGACATCCTGGAGGTCGAGACTGCGGATGACCCCTATGATGGCGCCCAGGTCGGTGACCTCTACATCGACTTTGTCATCAACGCCAAGGGCGGCGGCGACACCGCTACCCACATCTACCTGCCTGTCAATGAACTGGTGGATGCCTACACCGGCGGTAACGGTATCGAGGTCAGCGCCCAGAACCTGATTTCCGCCAAGATCGACACCGCCAACGCCAACGGCCTGGCTGTGACCGCCGCCGGCTTCAAGCTGGATCTGGCGACCACCAGCACCGCCGGCGCCATGTCTGCCGCCGATAAGACCAAGCTGGACGGGATCGCCGCCGGCGCCACCAAGGTCGAGCGGAGCGAGACCAACGGAAACGTCAAGATCAACGGTGAGGAGAAGACCGTCTACACCCATCCCGAGCACACCGCCAAGGAGTCCGGCCTTTACAAGGTGACCGTTGACGCCCAGGGCCATGTCTCTGGCGCGGAGGCTGTCACCAAGGAGGACATCACCGGCCTCGGCATCCCCGGCCAGGATACCACCTACCAGAAGGCCACCAAGCAGGCCGATGGTCTGATGTCCAAAGAGGACAAGGTGAAGCTCGACGGTATGGTCGTAGCCGAAGACGGCGAGGTCACGGAGATGCTGAACGAGGTCTTCGCGGCCTCCACCGAGCCCGAGGTTCAGGGTTAATTCCGCACAAGCGAAGGGAGGGCGGGGACTTAACCCCGCCCTCTGCTTTTATCAACTCTGGAGGTAATTGCGCATGGGTAAATTGACACTCACGGAGCACCTGAAAGCCTGTGCGGAGGCGGCCAAGAACTTCACAAGCGGACTGGTCGGGGAGCTGGCCACCACGGTAACGGAGGCCATGAACGAGATGAACGAGGTAAAGGCAGACAAGCCTGACTATGCCGCGGTCACCATCCCGACCACCGGGTGGCAGGAGGATGAGAGTGTTGCCGCGTATCCAGTCTACTACGACATTGTGGTCGAAGGTGTCACGGCAAATGACAGGGCCACAGTGGTTATTGCCCCCGGAAGCATGGCGGCGGCCATCGCTTGTGCCATGTGTCCGAGCTGTGAAACTGTGACCGGAGCTATCCGCATCAGGGCCGGAAGCGCCCCCAGCACGGCTATTTCAGCAGAATACTGGCTTGACCAGGGAAAGGAGTGAGAAGCGAGTATGGCACTCGGAATTGTAAACGTCGGGCAGGCCCAGGCTGAGAACAACAACTACCTGACCAATGAGCAGGTCGGCGTTGCCGGCGGTCTGGCCACCCTGGATGGCAATGGGAAGCTGACGGAGTCCCAGCGGCCAGAGGTTGACGCATACACCAAGGCCCAGACGGACACCAAAATCAGCGACGCCGTGGATGCCCACAACGAGAGCGCCACGGCACACTCCGATATTCGTGGCATCGTGGCTACCCTCGAAGCGACCGTGGAGGCTATCGAGCTGAAGTTCGGAACCAGCGTAACGGAGAACCCGTTCACGGTGACGTTTTCGACCCTGAATGACGTGATCGTGACCGGTGTGTGGAACACCGCTCAGGCTCGCATTGAGTTCTGATGATGGAGGAAGTCGTGTTTTCCCGCCCCGCTGACGAGCTATCCTGCATCATCGGGAACCTGTTCGCCGAGCTGAAGCCGCCTTGCGGCTTTGGAAGCAGCGGGAACCTTGTGATCTGCGGCACCACCCACTCAGGGAATGATGGGCGGCTGGTCATCATGGGCGACCACTGCATTTTCTGCGGGCAGGCTGAGGATCTGTCTGAAGTGTTAAATGGGCGTTGCCCGGAAAGAGGGTGTAGACAAAATGGCTGAGAAGGAATACCTGCTTGGCAATAAAGCAAGAGAGCTCTTGCGGTACACGAACCAGGCGACAAGGGTGATTTCCGACGATGTCAGCAGGAAGGATGTCCGAGCAATCATCAAGAAAGTTGCCGAGCTCGATGACATCCGCGAGGTGAAGTCCGTCTGCTACCAGCTCATCCACACGCTCGACACGAAGGACAGGGAGGGCTTCACCAGAAGCATGTTCAAGCTGTATGGCGAGGACATGCGCGAGATCGCAAAGGGTATCGTCCGCGATGTCCACGCCGCCAATGATAAGCACTTCGTCACCGAGTTTGATGAGCGACTCGCTAAGATCGACGACATCCTCTCCGGGTGCTCGCTCTTGCTGGAGTATATCCAGATCTGCGTGGATGAGCACATTATCAGCGTGAAGAAGGGTGGCATCTGGACCAAGAAGGTCACGGATGTCAAGTATATGAGCGCGTCGTGGAAAAAGAACGATGGCGGACGTGCCCGGAAAATCAAAGCAGAGGCCCAGGCCGAGGCGGACCGGCACCAGTATGATCTGACTAAGGCCGCCGTGAGAGAGGTCCTGGGCCGAAAGTAAGGGTACTCGGCGGGGGCACCCGCCTTGTATTAGGGTATGACTCGTTTCGGCCACCAACTGGTGGCTCCGCTCTCCGTATTGCAACTCCAACAACGGTTCGACGAACGCGTTGAACGTGAACAACAATGGCAACTGGAACAACAACAACTGCTCCAACTCGTATGGCATCCGCCCCGCTTTGATGGATATGTGAGACGTGTAGGCCCCGCAAAGGGGCTGAAAGCAGTACAGCCATCATCAAAGGGAGTCATATCCTGTCGGAAGCCTGTGCATGGGCTGACGATAAACACATCACGCCGAGGCCCGCCACCCCAGCATGGGGTGCAGCGGGCTACTGGGAGGAGGACTACCCGGCGTTAGGAAGAAGGACCGGCCGGGAGCCTCCTCTGAACCCCGGCTGGTGGAAGCAAAGAAGCGTGGTTCATGACTTACCAAGAGATGTGTACCTTCGAGGTACTGTACGAAGCGTACTTGCAGGCCAGACAGCGGAAGCGGCAGAAAACGCCGACAGCCCAGTACGAGGCCAACGCGCTCGCCTGCACAGAGAAGCTATCCCACATCCTGAACACCAAGACCTATAAGCCCAGCAAGTTCGAGGTGTTCTTTGTCTACGAGCCGAAGAAAAGGCTCGTGCAAGCTCCGGCCTTTGTCGACAAGGTCGTACTCCATGCAGTGACGGACAACATCATGTATGAGGCCATCACCAAGAGCTTCATCCGTGATAACTGCGCCAGCCAGAAAGGGAAGGGAACTCATGACGGCCTGCTGCGGCTCAAGCAGTTCATGCTTGAATACTACCGCAAGAACGGAACCACCGAAGGGTGGGTACTGAAGGCCGACGTGAGGCACTTCTTCGCCTCTATTGACCACGACAAGCTCAAGGTGAAACTCCTGGAGCTGGTCAAGAAGCGCGGTGTGGACATCCAGATCTACGAGCTGCTATGTACCTACATCGACACGACGCCCGGTCTGCCCCTTGGATACCAGACAAGCCAGCTCCTTGCCCTGATGTTCCTCGATGAGTTCGACCATCTCATCAAGGAAAAGTACCATATTCGGTACTATGGGCGCTATATGGACGACTTCTACCTGATTTTCAGGACGAAGAAGGAAGCCCAGGAGATGCTGGCCATCATCCGGGAGTACATGGACGGGGTCGAGCTTGAGCTTAACCAGAAGACGGGAATTTTCCCGCTCAAGAACGGGATCGACTTCTTGGGGTTCCACACCTACCTCACGGAAGAGGGCGGCGTGGTGCAGAAGCTCCGCCGGGACAGCATCAAACGCATCCGGTCGAAGATCCGGCACTGGCGGGAGGATTATGCCGCCGGAACCATCACCAAGGAGAAGATCATCGAGAAATTCGTCGCATGGGACGCCCATGCGGCACACGGCGACACCTATTCCCTCCGGGCCAAATATGCCAAGCAGGTCAGCGAGATTGTCGGCGAGACTATAAGGCCCCGCCGGAAAATCAATGGGCCGGACGCTGTCAGGACGCTTCGCAAAGTCCGGAAAGCGCAAGAACTTTACAGGAAAACGCACAAGGCGACGGAAGACTCCGTTGCCTCTTTTTCTGCCCAAAGACCTGATGACATTGCCCCATGGGAGTAAAAACCTACAACTTTCAAAGGAGGAAACTCACTATGGCAACGGTTGCTTTGAGCTCCAAGGCAGTCGGCAGTACCGTGAAGCTGAAGGTCAATGGTACTGCGAAAAATTTCATCGTTGTCCACCAGGGGAAGCCCGGCTCCATGTACGACGCGAGCTGTGATGGAACGTGGCTTCTGATGCAGGACTGCTATGAAAGCAGACAGTGGCACAGCTCCAACAACAACGACTACGAGAACAGCACCATCGACAACTACCTGAATACGACCTTCCTGAACCTGTTTGAGTCCAATATCCGGGATGCCATCAAGCAGGTGAAAATCCCTTACAGAAAGGGAGCCGGTTACGGAAAGACCGTGACCAGCGGTTCCAGCGGACTTTCCACGAAGATCTTCCTGCTCAGCTCCACTGAGGTCAACCTCGTCCATGGATACGAACCCACCAACGAAGGTGCCTGCCTGTCCTATTTCTCAGGCACCGCTCAGAATGGCGCCGACAACAAGAGAGTTGCGAAGCTCAACGGGTCTGCCACCTACTGGTGGCTCCGCTCTCCGTATTGCAACTCCGGCTACGGTTCGGCGAGCGCGTTGTACGTGAACCTCAATGGCGTCTGGAGCCGCAGCGGCTGCTCCAACTCGTATGGCATCCGCCCCGCTTTGGTACTTCCCTCTTCTCTCTCGGTCTCTGACGACGGGTCGGTTCAGACGAACACGGCTCCGACTATCAGCAGTCCGAGCGGCAACAGTGGGGTGAACCTCGGCAGTAAGGCGGCGGCGTTCAATTTCCAGTATACGCCCAGCGACGCCGACGGGGACAAGCTGACGGTGACGGAGAAGCTGGATGGAGTGACGAAGAAGACCCGGAGCAACGTCACCAGCGGCACCCAGCTCACGTTCGAGTGCGCCAGCACGGCGGCGGAGTTCCAGAAAATCCTGAACGGTAGCCACACGATCACCATTGAGGTGAGCGATGGCAAGGAGAAGGCGACTTTCACCGCCACGTTCACGAAGGCGGTGACCGGAGCGTCGATCACGCTGGATGAGCCGCTGGCCGTGGAAGGCGACATTACGGTGGCGATCCTGACGGTGACGGGAGACATCCCGGCAGACGCCGACTACACGGTCGAGGTCACCAACAATGCCAACGACAGCAACCCGGTGTGGCAGGATGTCACCACGGAGGTAAAGAACGGCACGAACATCGTGTTCGAGAACCACGAGAACACCAACGGGGCCGCGTTCAACTTCCGCATCACCGTGGACCGGGGTGCCTCCAACACCGGCGGGTATATCACCGGCGTTTCCGGCGCGTTCCAGTAAGGAGGGATAGACCATGGCACTGAAATGGAAGAAGAGCGATCTGCTGACGCTGGCGGAGAAGAAGGTGCAGATGGCGAACGACACCTGCCAGAGCACGATTTACAACGGCATTGACGTGGAGCTGACTACCGGGACGGAGCATTTCAGCCTGGAACCCAACGACCAGACGAATATCGACTCCATGTTTACGGCAGTCACCCTGGGCGCCACGCAGTACCCGTACCACTCGGATGGTGCCCAGTGCAAGATGTTCTCCGCCGCCGACATCGTGACCCTGTACGTGGCCTACAAGACCCATGTGACCACGCAGACCACCTACTGCAACTTCCTGAAGATCTGGATTAACCGGGAGACCAGCAAGGACGTACTGGCCGGCATCGTCTATGGGAGCACCCTCCCGGATGACCTGCTGGCGGAGATGAACGCAATTCTGGCATCCGCCCAGGAGGAGATCCAGAGCCTCATCGGGAAGCTGACGCAGGCACTGGGGGAATAATCCGCGATGAAAGAGAAATTGAAAGCGATCCTGAAACACGCAGTCCTCGCCTTGTGCGGGGGCTGCGTGTACTTTCTCATTGAGATGGCTTGGCGCGGCCACAGTCACTGGACGATGGCCGTGCTTGGCGGGGTCTGCTTCGTTCTCATCGGGGACATCAACGAGTTCATCCCGTGGAATATGCCGCTCATCCTCCAAGGAGCAATAGGCTCAGGCATCGTGACCGTCCTGGAGCTGGTGTCCGGCATTATCCTGAACCTCTGGCTCGGCCTGGGGATTTGGGACTATTCCAATATGCCGTTCAATCTTTTGGGCCAGATCTGCCTACCGTTTACCCTGCTGTGGGTGGCCCTTTCCATCGTTGCCGTGGTGCTGGACGACTGGCTCCGGTACTGGCTGTTTGGAGAAGATCGACCTACCTACACGCTATTCTGAAAATTTGAGGAAATGGGAGGGCAAGACATTGACTGGACTGGAAGAGTTTAAGGAGCTGTTCGGCGGCATTACGGTGCTGAACGTCATTGAGTTCCTGCTGGCTGTAGCTTTCCTTGCCTATCTTTACAAGAAGGCCAAGGACTATCTGACCCAGCGGTACGAAGCAGCCAAGCTGAAGGACGAACAGTTGAAAACGGCGCTCGACGCCGTAAGCCAGTACCCGAAATATCGGGAGCAGAGCATCAAGATACAGCAGGAGCTGGAAAGCAAAATCGGAGAGCTGAAGCAGAGCCAGGACGAGAACACGGCTCGGCTGAAGGCCATGGAGGAGATCCAGAAGCGGCAGAAGCGCAATGAGCTCCGGGACCGGCTCCTCCAGAGTTATCGGTACTACACCGACAAGCGGAGGAACCCGAAGCAGGTCTGGAACCGCATGGAGGCCGAGGCGTTCTGGGAGCTGTTTGGTGACTATGAGGCCGCCGATGGAGATGGGTATATCCACACAGTCGTTCAGCCGGCAATGAACCTCCTGAAGATCGTCGAGATGGATGAGCTTTCCAGAAGCAACGAGGACCCGCACCATCCCGGCCAGCTTGCCCCGGTGATTACAGACGGGGGTGAGGGGTAATGACCGTACCGCTGGAGTCTGTCGCTGTCATAGCGGCGGCCTGCGTTGTCATCGGAGCTGTAGGGCTTTACGCCGTGGCAACCATCGTTTCGGCGAGGAAGAAGAAAAAGCGGCGCCGGAGCAGAAGCAAGGCCACAACCGCAAGCACAGAGGCAGAAGCGGAGAAAGCGCGGCCATCACCGGCCGCATCTGCCACACAGCAGAAGACCGGGAAGAAGTCCATACTGAGCCGTATCGGCGTTATGAACATCATACTCGTGGTGCTCGCTGTTGCACTGGTTGCTTTCACCCTGGAAATGATCGAGCTGTTCAAGCAGTACGGAATGGTCCCGGACACGCTGATTCAGTGCGTTTTCGTGGCCGTCACCGGAGAGTGCGGCTTTATGGGCTGGATCAAGACCAACAAAGAAAAGTACCGGGATCGGAAGTGGCAGAAGGAAGATATGCGGGAGGCCAACATGGCGGCGCAAATGCCGGCTGTTGACCCGACCGCTATGGGAACGCCGAAGGAGTGAGAGCATGGCGCTTACCGGGAAGAACAACGAAGAGAAGATCTGGAACTACCTGAAAGCCCAAGGAATGACTGACTGCGGTGCGGCCGGCCTCATGGGCAACCTGTACGCCGAGTCCGGCCTGATCCCGACCAACCTGCAAAACAGTTATGAGAAGAAGCTCGGCTACACCGACGCCACCTACACGGAGGCGGTGGATAGCGGAGCTTATTCCAACTTTGTGAAGGACAGCGCCGGGTATGGTCTGGCCCAGTGGACCTACTGGAGCCGGAAGCAGGGGCTCCTGGACTATGCCAACGCTGCTGGGAAGTCTATCGGCGACCTGGAGACCCAGCTCGGCTACCTGATGAAGGAGCTGTCCGGCAGCTACAAGGCCGTTCTGACCACGCTGAAGTCTGCCACTACCGTAAAGGCCGCCTCCAATGCCGTCTTGCTTCAGTTTGAGCGACCGGCGGACCAGAGCGCGGCGGTGCAGACGAAGCGGGCAGGGTATGGCCAGACCTACTACGACAAATATGCAGCGGCCACCGCTGAGAAGGAGGAAACGACAGTGGCAACCAAGATTACGACCGCCGCTCAGCTCGCGGAGCGGTGTTTGGATGTGGCCCAGAACTACAAGACGCTGTACGTGATGGGCTGCTTCGGCGCCCCCATGACAGCGGCCAACAAGAAGCGGTACACCCAGAACCACAGCTACAACAAGCAGGCTGCCCGGACGAAGATGATTAACGCCGCCAGCGCCGACACTTTCGGCTTTGATTGTGTGTGCCTCATCAAGGGCCTGTTGTGGGGCTGGTGCGGCGACAAGTCCAAGACCTACGGCGGCGCCAGCTACGCCGTCAACGGAGTCCCGGACATCGGGGCCGACACGATGATTACCAAGTGCAAGAACGTGTCAACCGCGGGCTGGGCCAACATGGAGGTGGGTGAAGCCCTGTGGGTGAAGGGCCACATCGGCGTCTACATCGGCAATGGCCTCGCCGTTGAGTGTACTCCGGCTTGGAAGAACCAGGTGCAGGTGACCGCCGTGGGGAACATCGGCGCCAAGTCTGGCTACAACACCCGGACCTGGACTAAGCACGGCAAGCTACCCTATGTGACCTACACCGGTGAGAGCATCAGCACCCCATCCACCGGAAGCGGAAGCGGCACAAAGCCCAGCACCGGCACCGGGACCACCGGCAGCCTGAAGGTGGGCGACATCGTGGAGTTCACCGGCGATACCCATTACACGAACGCCAACGCCGCCACCGGCGTCAAGTGCAAGCCTGGAACGGCCAAGATCACCAGAATTGCCGCCGGCTCCAAGCATCCGTACCACCTCATCAAGGAGGCGGGCGGCGGATCTACCGTGTACGGCTGGGTCGATGCCGAAGACATCTCCACCAGCGGCGGGGAGGAAGTCTACACCGTGGTCAAGGGAGACACGCTCTGGGGCATTGCCCAGAAGAAGCTGGGGAACGGTGCCCGGTGGCAGGAAATCTCGAAGCTGAACGGCCTGACCTCGACGACCATTGTGGTAGGCCAGAAGCTGAAGATCCCGAGCTGACCATGGATGGTCTGATAAGTGGCATAGCGGGGCTGGCGGCCGCAGTTGCGGCGCTGGCCTTTGTTGTTTACTGGATCGTCTGCCTGACAAAGTGGGATGGGGACGGGCGTTGCGACGAGACGCAGTGCCCGTCCTGCCCGTTTCCGTGTGACAAGCATGACGACCGCTGATTTTGAAAAGAGAGGTGCATTATGTCTGATTTTCTCACGCAACTGCTTCAAGCGGTTATTACCGCCGCCATCCCGGTCTGCGGAGCATTTCTGATTCAGTTCCTGAATCGGAAGAGCGACCAGATTGCGGCCGAAACCGACAGCATTGAGCTGAAGGCTTTGATTGCTCAGGTGGATGACGCCGTGTCCAAGGCGGTCACCTACACCACGCAGACCTTCGTGGACTCGATGAAGAAGAATGGCGTTTTTGACGCTGAAGCCCAGAAGGAAGCCTTGAAGAAGTCGCTGGATAAAACGATGGCGCTGTTGTCCGAGGTTGCGAAGAGTGCCCTGGAGGAAATTTACGGAGATCTCCAGGACTACTTGACTGTACGGATTGAGGCCGAGGTTAAGACCCAGAAGGGAACCCCTACCGCTGTCCTGAATGTGACCGGAACGGAAACAGACGCGAAGAGCGATGCTGAGACCAGCGAAAGATATGCGCAGCTCATTTCCGAGCTTCTTGGCATGAGTCTGGATGACCTGAAAACGAAAGCCGACGAGTACGGCGTTGCCACCGATGGCCTGTCCACAAAGAAAGAGATCGCTGAGGCGATCGTGGTGGCCATCCTGAACCAAGCGTAAACGGGTCCGACCTCCGCCCGATACGCCCGTCATCCAGGAGGCCAGTGCCCCCTCACTCGACCTCGGAAAACTGAATGACGGTATAGATGAGTGCCCCCATCCCAGCCATCTGGCTGAGGTGGGGGCATTTTTTATTGACTTCGCGGTGTAATGTGGCATAATGATGGTAAGAAATTACAGAAGAGGAGGCATTGCATGGAATACGATCAAAAGAAAATTGATGAACTGATAGCCGCCGGAGGGGCCCAATGCGAGCTGTGCGGCCGGAGGATGCTCATTGCGGATGGTTGTACCTGTAGCGAAGTCATCGCAGGCGGAAAACGATACAAGCGGATTAAGTACGGGGATGAAGATTTCCCGTGGCCCGGTGAACGTTGCCACGATTGCGGAGCAAAGGTCGGGCACTATCATCACGCTAACTGCGATGTGGAGCAATGCCCCGTGTGCGGTGGGCAGCTCATTGGCTGTGACTGTGGTGTTGAGTACGCAGAATGATGGATCTTGACTATGTTCAGCATGGAGGCTATACTGGATATTGAAAAGGGCGTCGTCGGTAGATGGATGGCCCCGATCAGTTAAAAGAAATAACTGCTGACTGTGGGGACAGTGAAGGGGCGGTTATTTCTTCCTATTGGTCACAATAAAGAGGCCGATAATGCCAACGATTAGACAGACCCCCAGGGAGCGGCTACCTCCCTGGGGGTTCGTCGTGGCAGGAGTCCGCGGGAAACTCTGCGGAAAATCCGCGGACACGGGCGAAAACATAATCATTATGATTTTTCCTGGGGTATTGATCGTCGGTCTAACCGCTGGTAGAATAGAGCAAACTGATACCGGAGGTATAGAGAGATATGGGATCGTTTGAGCAGGCGATGTTGAATACCGCCTTTGGCATGAATGACACCTACGCGAAGGCTTTGGCGAGCTACCTGTTCCGGGAGGTCATCGAGGATGCCCACGTCAAGTACAACATCTCGCAGGCGGACATGAAGGATATGTGCAAGATGGCTGTGAACAGAGCGGCGCTGTTTCTGAGCATCAAGGACGACTCCAATCTGTACAGGGCGTTCGCCATACACGCCCTCGAGGGGTTTGAGTGGGACGACGCCGAGGAAACCGAGGACACGAAGCACGAGCTCGAAACCCTGAAGACAATTTGATAAGACGCTCCCGCCCTCTCTGGCCTTGTGCCGGGGAGGGCTTTTCTTGTTATCCGGGCCATGCGCCAAATGCCCCAGGATTAGAGAAAAGGACCAGGAAGACACGATTGAGACCAAGCCAATATAACAACACCCCCAGGGGGAAAACGGGCTCAGAGAGCGGCCAAGAGCGTTATGGCGATTTATCCGTACATTCTTGCGATGAATAGTTGAATACAAATATTATAGGTAATTTTCTTTGAAAAATTATACGGTAACACTTGACATAGGTAGGTAAAATGGTACAATATAATCACAAGATAACCAGATGGCTATTCAGAAGAAACCAGACGGATAGCTGGCAAATCAACGGATCTCGCTGAGGAGGAAGCACGATGAACAATCCCTATAAGCTGAAAGCCCGGTTGCTGAAGAGCAAATATGAGCCCTTCGCCGAAGAGTTCAAGCAGCACAATGATGACCGGATCTTGGTCCCGAACATCCTGGCCCAGGTGCTGGAAGCCTGCGCGGCCATGGAGTCCGTCGAGAACAACTTGGTCCGGGTGGCCATCAACGAGAAGATCCGTGAAGAGGACGCCGAGATGGAGAAGATCGTCACCCGCTTCACCGGGCAGGTGTTCGATGGCACGAAATGGCAGAAGAAGGAAGAGGACGCCGCCGAAAAGACGGTCAAGTACAAGGACTACTGCGAAGCCCTTGCCGAACTGGACGAGAAGTATGGGCCGCACTTCATCGCCTTCTACTCCGAGAGAGACCGGAAGAGCAAAACCGTCCGGCTACTGGTCAACTGGTCCGCAATCGGAAGCGTTCCGGCAGATCAGGCCAGAGACTATGCCGGATGGATCGAAGCGGCCGCCAATGATGCGGAAAACTTCAAGTACAACGGCCACCGCATCATCTATGGGGAGGACTGATGATGAAGGTGAAGAAAAGCCTTGAGATGGCCAAAGCAGAGGCCCTGAAGCTGAGCAAGGAGCACCCGACTATCCTTTACCGGGTGATGGACAAGAAGGGGCAGATGGCAGTTTGTACCGGCTCAGACTGGGTATATCGGGAGAGAGTCCGTGATGGGTGGTTCACGGTGGCCGCCTACCAGAACGGCTCGGAGGTGGCGGTATGAGCGAATGGATTGTCTGCACGAGAAGCGCCGGCATGGACCCCAGAACGGCGAAGCCAATCCGCATGGTCGTCGTCGGTGATGACAAGGAAAGCCTGGAGAGGTTCAACAAGCATCTGACCGAGCGAGATGAGGTCGCCTATAAGCGCAGTAGCTATGGCCGCCACTTCGAGAGGCGGTGCAAGCTGGACCAGCTCCCGAAAGTTCAACTGTGAGGGGGACATGGTATGTACGAAATGTTTGGGTTCCCGGATGGGCCTTGGCGAAACGACGCCTGCATGGGGTATGCGCTGATGGCTATGAACCGGGCAGAGGTCGACGATGAGACCGTCAGGAAAGTAATGTTGCAGATGCACTACTGCTTCGACGACACTTCCGTTGAAGAGGCAGCGGAATACTACTGCGGAAAGCGTTGAAATGGAGGCGACAGGGATGAGCCCTGAGTTTATGGGGGATCTGGTGGTCAATCTGGCCATCTTATGTGGGTTCCTGATTGTGCTGGGCGTCGGCGGTCTGATTGCCGACTACGTGTTCCCGCACATCCCGTTCATTGAGCGGTTCCTCGACACCCTGCCTGACTGGGACGAGGACGAAAACGACTTTGAGGAAGGAGAAATGCAAGATGGAAAATCGCGGAATTGTTCGGAGGGTCGATGACCTTGGGCGTATCGTCATCCCGAAGGATATGCGGCGGGAGCTCGGTATCTCTGACGGAGATCCGATGGAGATGCTGATGACCGATGAAGGTGTGCTCATCCGGCCGTATCCCTGTGCAAGCGGCATTATGTCCTACCTGAGAAACCTGAAGACCGCCATCATGGATGACTCGTATCTGAAGGAGAGCGACCATGAGGTGATGCTCGGAAAGCTCAAGGAACTTGAGCACATGCTTCTGGAGGCTCAGGATAAGCGGCCAAACATGTAAGCTCTGGCGAGCATTCATTTTTTACCGGAAGATAACCAAGGTGATAATATAGGGCGTCATATTGGATAATTGACGCAAGAAATTCAAAGTAGGTGCGTGGCTATGAAAGAAAAAATCGTGAAAGTCGAGGTGGAGAAGCGCGTCTTCATTGCGGAAGACGGGACGGAGTTCCAGACCGCCCAGGAGTGCGTGGACTATGAGAACGGCTGCGTCGCACGAAGAGCTGACGCCATAGTTGCGAAGCTGCCGCATTTCACATATTCCCCGGTATGGATCGACCCGGACTATTGCTGGGAGTGGTACTTCGTATCCAACGAAGAGGAGCTCCGCGCTGTGGAAGTAGCTATCCTTAGCGAGGAGACGGACACAAGGGGATTTACCCCGGAGCACTACCCGACGTGGGTCGCAATCAGCGTAGATCTGGAAGGCTACGGGGACATCGTCGGGACATCTGAGAAGATACTCCAGAAGCTGGACGGCATCAAAGCTGAGATTGTCGCTGAGATTGAGGGGCGCGGGGGTGGAAAGCTGTGAAGATTTTATCCTGCGGGGCAGGGATGCAGTCCAGTGCTCTTCACCTGATGAGCTGCGAGAACGCTCTTGCAATGAGAAAAGGGAAGCTCCCGGTGTGGCCTGATGTTCCAATTTACGACGTGTCCATCTTCTGCGATTTGGGCTTCGAGCCTCCCTGGGTGAAGAAGCAGGTAGAGTTCCTGAAGGATGCCGGCCACTCTTGCGGGGTCCCTCTGGTGGTGCTGGAGTCCCCGCTCTACGAAGACTTCATGCAGAACTTCGGTGAGAGGCGGACCATCAGCATACCGTGGTGGACCATCCGGGATGACGGCCACAAGTCGAAAATGCCGAGAAACTGCACCATCGACTACAAAGTTGAGCTGATCTCCAAGTACGTCCGGTGGGAGCTGCTTGGCTACAAAAAGGGGCAGCGGCTCCGGGATGAGGACAAGAAAGCCCATGAGATGCACATGGGCTTCAGCGCCGAGGAGGCCCGACGGTGCAAGGAGAGCCCGAACCCGATGTTTGTGAACCGCTTCCCGCTGGTAGATATGGGCCTGACCAGGGCCGACAACTACGCCTACATCAAGGACGTGTGGGGATTGGAGACCAAGGCTTCGGCCTGCACATTCTGTCCGTTTCACAAGAACTACTTCTTTAAGTACCTACGCGAGAATGAGCCGGAGCAGTTCAAGAAAGTGGTCGGCATGGATGAGCTGTTGCGGGACAAGACCCCGAAGCCGCCCATGGACAGCGACCTGTTCATCAGTAGGAGTAGGAAGAGGCTTGAGGACTTGACCCCGGAGGACTGCGATGATGCTGAGTGCTTCGAGTATCACAACCAGCGGGTCTGGAACGGCTTTTGAGGAGAGGCTTTATATGGGCATTGAGGATCTGATTCGCTCTGCACAGTGCTGTGACCTGAAGGACTGTAACGATTGCCCAAGCAGAAGCAGGACCGCTTGCAGGGAGAGGACCATGCAGGGCTTGGCCTGCGAGGTTGAACGGCTCCAGAGGATGGTTGTCAAGGAGAGCATTGAAATGGCCGACGCCCTGCGTGACCTGTTCACCGTATGCGAAACACCAGACCCCACCATCCGGCTTAGAAAAGCGGAGAAGTGGCGTCAATGGATGATGAACGAAGGGAAGGGGAGAAAATGAGCCAGTTTATCAGGGAGATCGAGCACGGCGTTGAGCTGTTCCGGGACGCCGTTACCGGGATTGCCTGGGCTGAAGACCACAGGAGCGGTCTCAGAATCAGCGTACATCCAAACATCGACGAAAGCGGAAGCATAGAGGGCATGATTTCCAGCGGCCTATGGAGATCTGGCGACCGCATTGCAAAGCTCAACGGGTGGTTTTATGACATTGACCGCTTCTCATGCGATGAAAAGGACGTTGTCGAGGTCATCGTAGCCGAAGAGTGCATGTGTCCGGCCTGTATTGAGCGTAGGGCGGCCAATATAGGGCGTGAACGATATGAGTGCCCCGTCTGCCACAACACAGAGCACCTGAAAGGCGCAAAGTTCTGCATGATTTGCGGCACTCCAATTCAGAAAGCGGAAGAGGTGTCTGCATGAAAAAGAGAAAGTTCAAGAAGGGCCCGCAGGTAGTCAGTGTCGCGGAGATCCCGGAGCATGACTGGTTTATCGTCAAGGCCGGCACATGGGACAGGACAATGCACAGAGAGATGCTCCGGTCGTGGACCATCCGAACCTGTGAGCAGTTTATAGACCACGGGATGATCTTCATTGCGCAGCGGCTCACGAACGGAGAGTTCTATGAGGGCATGAGCGATGAACAGATCCGTGGGATGCTCGAAGACAGGATGTGCGATTACTGCCCGCTGCCGGACGAACTGAAAGGAGCCCATTGCTATGGAGATGCGCCGGTGATGTGTGAAGGCACTCATTGCGCTGAGGCTATTGCCGCCTGGAAAGAAGAGTTCGTGGAGTAAGGAGGAGCCATGCAATACTACACACCAATCGAAAGCGCAGAGGAAACGGCCGAGAGAATTGCCGGCTTTGGATTATTTAACAGCTTCGTGGTCTACATCTATGATGAACAGTGGCAACGAGAAGAGGGGGAACCGGCCGAAGAGAGGGAAGACGACGTTCGTACCGCCGTTGACAAGTTCCTGGAAGCCTGTCATACAGCCCGATGCGCAGAGCTGCGCGGCGTCGGCTCGTGCGGGCAAGAGGAGTCCCTTTGCATCGGAGGGACAGCGCCAGACCTGAGAGAGGAAGGAGAGTTCATCGAATGGTCAGAGCTGGATTAGTCCTGAAAACAGCAATCAAAGCAGGAGGGAACGGAAAGTGAAAGACAAATTCATCGAGATCTACAAGGAAAACATCCGCCGGCCTGGAGCAGAAAAGCTCTTGACGTGGCTGGAGAGCTCCGACTTCTTCGAGGCTCCGGCCAGTACCCGCTTCCACCTGTCCAGACCGGGCGGGCTGGTAGAGCACAGCGTTCACGTGTATGAGCGCCTGTTGAAGCTCTACAAGGTCGAGAAGGCAAACCCAGCCTATCCGGGCACTCCATATATCCCGACGGTCGAGGAAATGGAGTCCATCGCCATCTGTGGCCTGCTGCATGACATCTGCAAGGCAAACTTCTACGCCGTGGAAATGAGAAACCGGAAGAACGAGAAGGGCCAGTGGGAGAAGTACCCGTTCTATGTGGTCAATGACCAACTCCCCTACGGACACGGCGAGAAGTCGGTCTATATCATCTCTGGATTTATGAAGCTCACCCGCGAAGAGGCCATGGCAATCCGCTGGCACATGGGATTTAGCGACAATGATTTTAAGGCCGGCGGCTTCTCGGTAGGCAATGCCTTTGAGAAATTCCCGCTGGTGGTGTTGACCCACATTGCAGACCTGCAAGCCACATATCTGGATGAGGTGGACGATGAAGAAGGCTGACGAATGGGTAGCCATCATTGGCTATCGTTGGCCTTACCGCATAAACCGCGAGGGGTGCGTCCAGAAGCAGCTTGATGACGGGAGTTGGTACACCCTGAAAGCGTATATGTCCGGCGGGAGGTCCAGAGCCGTGGTGAAGATGCGCAGCAAGGACAACCGAAAGATCGAGGTCCCATTGGTCTGGCTCATGGCCGACGCCTTTATGGGCGGACGGAGGCCGGGATACGGCATTGTTCACCGAAATGGAGCCAAGCTCGACTGCGAGCTGGAAAACCTGAAGTTCGTTCCACTGAAGGAGTGCGGCCGCATCTCTTGTAGAGGCCGCAGGAAGCCGGTGGCCAAGGTCGACCGAGGAGGCAACATCGTGGAGATCTACCCATCCGGTAGGGACGCGGCCAAAGAGAACTACATCAGCCAGAACTCAATATGGGCGAGGTGCCACAACCAAGTGCAGGACCCGTTCCGCCTGGACGGGTACAACTATCAATACGTGTAAAGGAGAAAGCCATGAAAGACATTATTGCGATGGAAGAGATGGATCTGACCAGAGATGGCGACGGCTACGAAGAGCTGCTTGCCAGCATCAGGCGAGAGTTCCAGAAGTGCGTAAAGGACGGGACGGAGCTGCTCTTCACCACGAACGCCGGCGGCCTGTACGACCTGCTGTTGCAGAATCTGCCGGCGGAGGCCCGTCAGCACTACAACTGCTACGCCTGCCGGCATTTTGTAAACCGATACGGCGGCCTTGTCAAGATTGATGAGAAGACCGGGAAACAGAGCCCCGCAATGTGGAATGAAAAGGTCCCGCCCTTCTTCGCCGATGCTGTGAAGGAGATCCGCAAGCGTGTGAACAAGGCAGACGTTACCGGCGTGTTTGTTACATCCGAGAAGGTGCTTGGAACTCCCGTGACCGGGAGCTGGACCCACATGGCCGTTGAAGTTCCGAAGGACATGGTGTTCTCTCACCGCCTGAAGAGCGCCTACCAGGAGTCCTCTGAGAAAGCGGAGGATTACCGGCTCCTGAAGGACGCGGTGTATCGGTATAGGGTGGAGACCGTTGAGGAGGCTGTAAACCTGCTGCGGTCCAACAACCTGTACCGTGGTGAGAAGGTGCTCGGCGTGGCTGAGTGGTTCCTCGAGGTGCTACGCGCCACAAAGGGGAAACGGAATAAGGGGAACATGCTGTGGAGAAAAGCCGCTACAGCGCCCGCTGGTTTTTGCCATGTGTCCACCAGCATGATTGGGACCTTGCTGGATGACATTGAGGCTGGCTACAGCATGGAAACTGTGAGCCGCAAGTTCGCCGAGAAGATGGACCCCCTGAAGTATCAGCGGCCCCAGGCAGCTCCGACCGCCGGGAATGTAGCCCAGGCCGAGAAGATCGTGGAGAAGCTCGGAATTGAGCGGTCCTTGAAGCGCAGGTTCGCAAGGCTGGATGAGCTGGTGACGGTATGGAGACCCAAGAGCGACGGCGGCGTGGTCACAGGAGGGGTATTCGCCGGCATCAAGACGAAGCAGAGCGCGCCCGCCCGCATGGGAGGCATGGAGCCCTCCAGCACCATGACATGGGAGAAGTTCCGGGCCACAGTTTTGCCGAAGGTAAAGAAGATTGAATATTATGTGCCTCCGAAGGAGGACAACTACAGCGCCATTCTGACGGCCCAGGAGCAGGATGCGCCGCCCATTATCCGCTGGGACACCGAGGAGCACCGCTGCCCGTTCAACTGGTATGTGTACAGAGGAGGTTCCAGACCCGCTCATTGGGGCCTGACTGCTGGCTCCTATGTCGAGGTCACTGGCATCACCTTGCAGCCGAACATGTGGTATCCGGGCTTCGAGCACGAGGGAAAGAGCGTGTTCTTCATCCTGAAGAACTGCAAGGACCACCGCTACGGCGGCGCCGGCATTGCCTTGTTCCCGGAGGTGCTGAAGGGCGAGCTCCGCGAGATCCGATCCACCATCGAAGCGTATTCCCAGAATGAGACCCTTGGTGGATTTGAAGAGGCGTCTGCCTGCGGCATCCGGCTCCAGGGCAATGCGAAGTGGTGGGATTACAAATTCCGAGTAACTACAGACGTCGGGACCGCGATCTATACGTTGGACCGCTGGGACTAAGGAGGAATACTTTGACCTGCATCATCGGATTTACTGACAAGGAGCACGGCGTTTCCTGGATTGGCGGCGATAGCCTTGGAAGCAATGGCTACACAAAGTCGTCTGAGCTATCCGCAAAGGTGTTCAGGAATGAGCTGTTCAAGAATGTGCTCATTGGAGGGACCACAACATTCCGGCATCTGGACCTCCTTCGGTACTCCGAGGACCTTTTCGACGAGGTTGACTTCTACAAGAAGTCGGAAATTGACCACAAGTTCATGGTGACAAAGTTCATCCCGAAGGTCGTGAAGCTGTTCAAAGAGGGCGTAATCAGCGAGCCGGAGACCGAACGTGGTGGGAGCTTCATCGTGGCCACGCCCGGCCGGGTATTCAGGATTCAGGAGGATTACTCGGTTCTTGAGCCAGAGCTCGGCTTCTGCTCTGTGGGATGCGGAGAAGAAGCGGCCATGGGGAGCCTCCTGACCACAATGAGGATGGACATGAAGCCGGAAGATAAAATCATCATGGCACTGGAGGCGGCAGAACAGTGCTACTGCGGAGTGCAGAGGCCGTTCCGCATTTTATGTACAGACGGAAGAGACGAGATTATCGTCAGATAGGAGGAATACGCATGAGCTATAAACCGACGGTCGTTTTCGACCTGGATGGCGTCATCCACAGCTACACATCGGGCTGGAAAGGGGCCTCAGAGATCCCGGACCCGCCTGTACCGGGTATGCGCAAGGTCATTGACGAACTCCGTGAGCGTGGCTACAAGGTGGTCGTGGTGTCAACCCGCTGCATTGGGCCGGAGGGCATGGGAGCCGTCAAGAGATACCTGAAAGAGAACCGGATCGAGGTCGACGATGTTCTGGCCGAGAAGCCGCCTGCCATCTGCTACGTGGACGACCGGGCCATCTGCTTCGATGGGAGCACAGACGGCCTCATCGAGAAGATCGTAAACTTCAAGAGCTGGGTCGAAAAGGGTGGCCAGTGATGAGACGTGAACTTTGGGGCTTGCGGGTGAAAACCACC